AACAAGGTTTTTAATTTTCATAACAGCAGTAATACCTAAAAGAAACAAGGCAACGGCAAATAGCCCTGTCAGCATTTGAAGCCGATTGCTATGCCCGCCTTCAGTGTTTGATAAATCTATCCAGTACTTACTACCTTCAAACTGTTTGTTATATGGCTCGTATAAAGCATCCATATAGGGTTTGCATTCTGGCAATTGCTTTTTGGGGTCTTCAATAAAACAAGGCATTGCAAATTCATACAATTCGCTAGAACCGTTAAATGTTTTTATGTCGCTATAAATATCATCAAGACTGACGCCGTCAATTAGTACTCGGACTTGCTTGTCTTTCCACACAGTTAGGTCGTCTCTGTATTTGACCTCTGAAGTAATCCACATTCTGTCTGCCTCTGACAAACTCAGTTGGTATTCAGAGTTAGCGTCCGCCGACCTTCCTCCATGCAGGGACGATTGAATTGCTGTCCAGGCTGCAGTTGTTGAAACCAGACCAAGCATGACAACAATTAAAAGGTCGCCTGAAAATTTTTGAATAATCTTATTCATTTGTACGTTACCAATCAGGAGTTAGAATAATCTGCGTATACTACGAACGAGCTAAGAATAAGTTTATCGCTAGACATCGGAACCATTGCTTGGTGAGGATAGGACCAGTGAGTTGGGAAAATAGCAACAGAGCCTTTAGTCGGTTTAACATTGACATCTTGATGTCTAAAGTATGTTTCTCCGCCTTCTTCTACGGTGTTTACATACGCAACTATCGCAAGAACTCTATCGGCAACGTGCGGAGACCAGCATTCACCGTCAATATGCTCTCGGTAGTAGCCTTCGCCTTTTTTGTAACCTTGCCATAGATAGCCGGTGTCAATCAAGTTTGGGCACTTTTTTATCCAGTCGTACTCTTCTACATACATAGAAACTGCGACTTTCATTGATTCATAGATTTTTTTATCAAACTCGTTATATGTTTGTTTTTGTTTTTCAGAAAAAGTGCTGGCAGTTTGCGCGAAGTCAAGAGTCTTTTTTGTGTCAGGGTAGAAGCCACCGGAAGTTTTGCCTTCAGTAGCACAGTCTATATTGGAGTAGTAGAAGTCCCATATGCCGTCGCACAGTTCGTCGCTAAGCGCATTATGATACACCCAGATTGCATCTGATATTTGCTCTGCTCTAATACTCATTTGTTATTGTCTTTTCTTAGGTTGCTCTATCTGGCTCCGTGCTCCCAGAGCGCTGGCTTTCCTACTATATTGTACCAGCACCAGGCGTCAAAATCAAGACTCATATCAGGAATTGTGAAAATATCTGAGCGCTCTCTTGCTGCTGAATCGCCTTTTAGAAATTTTGCGACTCGCTGCTCAGGCACTTCATCCCATAACCAATTTCTTATTGAATCTGGCATTTCCAATTCTTGAAGAATTTCGTAAGCTAAAGTTGAGTACGTGTCTCTGCACTCAAGCTCAAGATAGCACCATTCCCACTCTAGCATGAGACGAAACAGCTCTTGAAGTGTTTTACCTAAGTTTTCAGAATAATGAAAATCACGATCTTCAAGCTCTTTACTGTTTAGTCGAAGATAGACAATAAATCCTTTATATCCTTGAATTGGTAAACGAAGAACTCTCGTGTTATTTAGCGAAGCAACGTGACTATTTGTTGTGGGGTATACCGGATCTGTGCTTCCGCAAAGTAGACATATTCCTGTTCTCTCATCGGTTTCATGAAGTGCAGTAGGCTTTGGTTTATTTTTTGGCGCTTGTGCGTCACATCTGGGAGTCATTGAAGCACTTACGCCTTCAAGATCAACTATTTCTGGCTTAAACTCGTAGTCATAAACAGATTTAATAAAAGCAAAATAGCCGCGCTCATCTTCTCTTGTACCAGGTATTTTGTAGTAAACTCCAAACTGCTCAACGCCTTTTGGCTCATCGCGCAAGTACGATCTTTCTGTCATCGTGACCCGTACTTCCAGAGTTGCGGTGCAAACACCACTTGATGCCAGCACCAAGCTTCAAAGTCTGGATGCATATCTGGAATAGTAGAAGTATCAGGTCTGGCTCTTGCGTCTAAGTTGCCTTTTAAGAACTTAGCGACATGCATATCTGGTAATTCATTCCACACCCAGTCTCTAATACTTTCTGGAACTTGCATTTCTTGCAGTATTTCATAGCAAAGTTTCGCGCAAACATCTTCAGAGTCTAAGTTTAAGTGTACCCACTCCCATTCAAGCATGAGCTTAAACAACTCTTGAAGTGTTCTTGTGACATTAGGATTTGTGTATACTTCGGTTTCTTCAATTTCTGCGTTGTTTAGTTCTAAATACGCGATAAACCCTTTTGGAGTATGAAAAGGAATTCTTAAAGTAGTTGCATTGCTTAAGGACGCGTAGTGGCTGTTAGTTGTGCCGTAAATTGGTTTGTCACTTCCACAAAACGCGCAAAGACCTGTTTCTTCATTTTCTTCATGAAGCGCTGTCGGCATTGGCATTGCCTTTGGCGCTGAAGCATCGCATCTTGTTGACAATCTTTGTTCATCATTGGCAATATGACTAACGTCTTCTTCATAAAAGCGATGATTATACATAGCTCTAATAAAAGCAAAATACCCGTGCGTGTCGTTTCCAGACCCTGGCAATTTATAAAGTCGCCCTACGCCATAGCTATGCGATGGCTCATATCGCAAATAATGAGGATCTTCATTCCAAGTAGGTATTTGCTCTTCCATAATTTGTCTTTCTTTCTTAATACTTGATGATAAAGTAAATGGACTGCTTATTCACTGTGTGCGTATGATTTGCGCCCGAAGCATTGCTCCCAATACTTACCGTGTTCCAGTTGTGACTGTGCGCATTAGGTACGTACGTATCGTAGGCATGGTCATGCCCATGAGACACTGCGCCTAGATTATGTTTATGGTTATGCGCTGTGTTTTCCACGTTGTGAGTGCCGTGGCCAACGTTATTAGTTGCATTGCTCGTGTTTCCACGCAGATAGTTGTGTTGGTGCGTATTGCTTGGGCCGCCCGTATTGTGACTATGGTTCCATGAAGCTGTTGCAAGATTATGAGTGTGAGTATTTGCATTGCCAGTGTCATGGCTGTGGTCTTGCTGCGTAGTGCCGTTGCTCCCATACGTTGAAGACGTGTAGTTATGTAAATGCGAAGTTGAAGCTGATCCGAACAACGCTGTTGTCGTGCCCAGAGAGTCTCCAGCTGCACGACCAACAGGCGTAACGAACGAAGTAGAAGAAGTTAAGTCTGGCACATTCCAACTAGTGCTAACAGATCCTCCGTACGAAATACCAATCACATCGCGCAGTCTTGTGTACGCAGACCACGAGTATGAAGCGCCATTACAAAGAAGCCATCCAGCCGGCGGCGTAGCAGTTCCTGCCCACATTTCAATACTACCGACAGGCACAATGTCATACGGTGAGTAAGAAGTGCTGTCGTAAATAAGCGACTGCCCGTCTACTGCGCCTGCTGGAGAAATAATATAAGAATCTACTTCTGCGTCAGCGGATACTTTAAAGTCTTTTTCGCTCATTTTATTGGTGCCTAATAATGAAGTAAAAACCAGAAGTATTTATACTATGCGAATGAGACACATTTTGGGCAGCTAAAGTTGCTTGAAATGAGTGCGAATGCACTGAGTTTGTTGACGGTCCGCCTGTTCCATGCGTATGAGTGCCAGAGTTTGAGTTGTGAGCGTGATTAGTAGTTGACTGCCCAGTACCGTGCTGATGGTTAGCGTTAATACCGCTACTTTCTACGAAGTTGCCGTTACCTGACAAGTAGTTATGCGCGTGCGCCAAGTTTGCGTTGCTTGTGTTGTGGTTATGCTCACCACCAGACGTCGCGTTTACCTGGTCAAAAGAGTGATTATGGTTGTCCGTTGCTGCGTTTGCATTATGAGCGTGGGACAATGTTGAGCTTGTTGTCGAGTTTGCAACAAAACTGTTTCCTGTAGTATGCGTGTGACCAGTTGTGGCGTCGGCGCCTGTAGCAGCTGTATTTGTTGTCGCTGTTTGAAGAAAAACGCCCGCGTTTGCCACGTCATTTGCATCATCAATACCCAGAACAACAGGGTACGCTTTTCCAGCAGCGTTAAAAGACGGCAGACCAAATGTAGATCCATTCGGAGAAACCGTAAATCTATTTCCAATTACTGCGTAAAGTCTTGCGTATGTTGTTTGACTTAAGTCTTGTCGGCCGTCACAGATAAGATAGTCATCAGGCACCGTTGGGCTTGTTGACCCGCTTGCCCACATTCGCACCACTCCAACGGGGATGTTGCCATCTGAAGAAACGTACGATCCGCTTGAAGAAGAAAAAACAACACCGCCTGAAGAAGACGCAGAGCTAAGATCTATTTTGACATCGTCAATTACAATGCCATTTTCTACTTTAAAGTCTTTAATGCTCATAGCTATACACCGTGCTGTGCTTTAATGATAAAGAAAACTCTAACTGCTGAAAATCCGCTAGAGTGCTGATGTGACGAGTTATTCATTGTCTGATTGGCGTCTGAAGTAGAAACTGTGACAGTGTGAGTATGGTTTAAACTTGTAGCATTGCCCTGATGCGTATGCGCTAAACTATTTGCACCAAGGTTTGCAGTATTTCCTGCGTGCGAATGATTCATTGACTCTGTGCTTATGTTGTGTGTGTGATTTGAGTCTGAACCAACAAAACTTGCGCCAACGTTGCCTTGCTTATGCTGGTGAGTGTGCTGGCCAGCGGCAAACAGTACGTGAGTGCCAGTTGAGCTCGATTCTCCAGAAGCTCCATGATTATGACCGGAGTTTCCAGTTGTGACGTTGTGCGTGTGATTAAGAAATTCACCGGCGCCGTTGCCCCATTCGCTTGAGTTATGTCCAGAAGTATGAGTGTGCGAACTTAGTGTGGTTGAATCAGTGCTAGAAGACAAAGTATTTGGCGCGTCAGTATTTGTTTGAATGTGTCCAATAGGTAGTTTTTCAGTCAAGTTTGGCAACCTAAAATGACTAGTTCCTGCACCGCCAGAGCCATTTGTGCGTGCTCCGTACCTTGTCCCTACGACAGTATCAAGATCTGGGTAAGAAGAAACCGCTGTTTCGCTACCGTCGCAAAGAAGCCATCCGGTTGGTACATTTGTTTTTGAACCGTCAATTAGCCCTGTGTACATTACTACAGTTCCGATAGGCGTTTCTCTTTTTGCTGTAACCGTGTTGCCTACGCGGTGCAGCGATGAGCCTAGCTGCGTTGCTGAAAGATCTACTGTGACGTCATCGACAACTATTGAGCCGTTGACTGCAAAATTTTTCTCGGCCATGAGTCAATTATACCATTACAACTTTTAGAATTTCGGCAGTTACGTTAGTAGATGCTGCATCTGATGCGGCAACTAAAAGACGTATATTACCAGCGCTAACATCAGCAGTAACGGCCGCACCGCTGATTGCGCTTGCTCCGGTATCAATAATTGCGTATTCATTATAATCTACGTCTGTTTCGCCGCTATTTACGTTTACAAGAACTTTAGACAATCTGCGCTTTGTTCCTTGAATAAGACGCACTGTATACTCAACCGAAGAGACTCCTGAAATAGATACAGTATCAATAACCACAGCAGTATTATTAGCTGTTGCGGTGGTATCGCCTGGTGTTGCAGTTACATTGTAAGAGTTCCCAAGAACTGTTGACGGTAAAAAATCAGTGTTAATCCAGGAAGAAGTGCCGCTGTCATACACTAAAACATCGTCATCTGCAGCGTCTGTAATAACGACGTCAGTTAAACCGTCAAGAGTAGATGATCCGCCGCCGCCAGACCCTAACTCATTATAAGTTGTACCGTCATTAGTGAATTCCCACTTGTCAGTAGTTTCGTTCCAGCGAATTGCGACATTATCAGATGTGCCGCGCTCAACCTCAATACCTGCGTCAAGAGTTGGGCTGCCTGCTACTCCAAAGTTAAGAGTAACAATATTGTCTTCAACATTAAGAGTTGCTGTTTCCAAAGTAACTGTGCTACCTTGCACAGTTAAATCGCCCGTGATTATAAGATTATCGTCAACTGTTACAGTTCCACCGGCGGAATCAATCGTTAAATTGCCAGATGTCGTGTCAATTTCTCCAGCCGCTGTTACGCCGACTCTAATTGCATCTGCAGTTACTCCTGCAAAACTTGGATTGTCAGTTGCGCCAACTGCCTGACCAATTGAAACTACAACGGCACCAGTAGAAGAGTTGACCGTAACACCAGTGCCTGCTGTAGCATTAACGGATGTGACTTTTGCATCAGTGTAGGTTGTGCTTATTGAAGAACCGTTCCACACACCGGCGGCAATAGTGCCAACGGTTACAATGCTGTCGTCTCCTGAGTACGTGCCGCCGGCAACTGCTGCAAGCGTTGCATTGTATGCTTGAACGTCTACTCCAATTGCTAAGCCAAGAGTAGTGCGCGCTGTTGACGAATCTGCATCGTCAATAAGACTTCTGCCAAAGGTTGTGAAATCTGTAAGAGCTGCTGTGCCAGACCCAGTGAAGTACGGCAACTTGTCTGCCGCACTTGTTAGCCCAGCAATCGCTGCAAGTTCAACATCGTACGCTTGAACGTTAGTGCCAATTGCAAGACCAAGAGCTGTTCTAGCATTTTCAGCAGTAGTCGATCCAGTACCGCCATGCGCAATTGCAATTGCAGTTCCTTGCCATACTCCTGTTCCAATTGTGCCTACAGTAGTAAGACTTGAAGTAATTACTGATGCATTTAGAGTAGTTCCAGTAAGAGTATTTGCATCTGCTGTAACTGTGCCAGAGCCGCCTAAGGAAATCGTTGTGCCGTTAATTGTAAGGCCAGTGTTTGTAAGAGATACAGTCGGTGTTGAACCTTCGCCTGTACCGCCGGAAACGCTAATTCCAGTGCCAGCGGTTAAAGAAGCAACGTAGCTTCCAGTCGTATGAGTACCAAGCGTTACTGCGTCAGCGCCTACCGAAGTAATGTCGCTAAGGTTGCCTGAAGTAATTACAGTTCCGCTTATATTTGGGAATGTAATTTGTCTATCAGATGTTGGATCAGTAACAACAAACGTAGTTTCAAAGTCATCGGACGTTACGCCTTCAAAGACAATTTGATTGCCATTAATTGTAAGTCCTGCAAATGTCGGAGAAGCACCAGTACCGATAGCTTGCCCAATTGCAATTGTTGCATTGCTATTTGGCGCAGGAGTATGAGTAATTGTAACTCCTGTACCTGCTGTAAGACCGCTTATGTAATTGTCAACAGGACCAGTCGGCCCTGTTGCTCCTGTTACGCCGGTCGCACCGGTAGCACCTACTGGGCCGGTAGCGCCTACGGGACCTGTAGCACCAACTGGGCCAACGTCTCCAGTGCGTGCAAATGTAATGATTACATCTTCATTGTTGCTAAACGAAGTTGCAGAACCAGAAACATATGCGCAGAATACGTCGAAGAACCCAGTTTCTTCAATTACAGAAGAAATCGTAAACAGTGCAAAGTCACTTGAGTCTGCTTTATTAGAAATTCTAAAGTGACCTTTAATAGTTGCAGTTGAATCATCAATTGTGCGCAAGAACGCTTGTACGTCGATTGAACCATCAGAAAGATCGTCAATACTCATTTCTGTTGCAAGCGTTAAGTTTGTATTATCAAACTTAAGAAATCCTGTGCCTGGATCCGTTTGATCTGTGTTTGTGCTAAATGTGTAGTCAAGCGTAATGCCGCCAAAGTTTCCTTGCGGACCAGTCGCGCCTGTTGCACCGGTTGGCCCAGTTGCACCTGTTGCACCGACATCTCCTTGTGGGCCTGTGGCGCCTGTAAGCCCAGTTGCACCTGTTGCACCCGCAGGTCCTGTGTCTCCAGTTAAACCTGTTTCGCCTTGTGGCCCAGTTGCGCCGGTTGCACCTGTAAGACCTGTCGGTCCGGTCGCGCCTGTTGCACCTACATCACCTTGCGGTCCAGTTGCACCGGTTGCGCCTGTACTGCCAGTTGCACCGGCAGGGCCTGTTTCACCTTGAAGGCCAGTAGCTCCAGTCGCACCGGTTGCACCAGTATCTCCAGTCGCGCCTTGTGGACCTGTTGCTCCTTGCGGACCTGTAGCACCAACATCTCCTGTGGCTCCAGTAGCGCCTGTAAGGCCTGTGGCTCCAGTAGCGCCTTGTGGACCAGTGGCGCCAATATCTCCTGTTACGCCGGTCGCACCTGTTGCACCTACTGGGCCAGTTGCACCAGTTGCACCAGTTGCGCCGACACCAGTTGTCATTAAAGCAGCAGAGAAGAAAGTCCCTGCGCCACTGGTTGAACCTCCGTACTGAAGAAGTTGTGAAGATGAGTTGCCAGAAAACGCTGAAAATTCTATATAGTCAGTCGTGCCATTTAGGTACACAAGTTTTGATGCGTTTTGCGTATACCCAGAACCAGTAAAAATCTGTGTCTGCGAAATAGCAACAGTGTTTCCACCTTTGCGAATCTGAATATTATTTTGATTATTTGTTACAGCGCCAGCATTCCACCAAACCTGAAGAGTCACATTGTAGTAGCCAGCGATAGTTGGGGTAAACTTTTTGGCGGTTGCGTCCCACCAACTATTAGGATCAAAGTCATCGACAAACGGAATTACAAAGTCAGAGTCTGCTGCAACAGTTTCATCAGCAGTAAGTCGCCCATTAACAACTGTATTCGTTGCAGAAATGTTTGCGCTCGGTCCTGTTGCTCCAGTTGCGCCTGTTGGACCTGTAGGTCCTGTTTCTCCAGTTGCGCCTGTTGGTCCAGGGACGGTTGACGCAGCGCCAGTTGCGCCTGTTGGGCCTGTAGCGCCGGTGGGTCCAGTTGCACCAGTTGGCCCTGGAACTGTTGAATCTGCACCAGTTGGCCCTGTTGCACCTGTTGCTCCTTGCGGGCCTGTTGCACCGGTTGCACCGGTTGGACCAGTTGCACCAGTTGCACCAGTATCGCCAGTTGCACCTTGCGGACCAGTTGCACCGGTGTCGCCTTGCGGGCCTGTCGCGCCAGTTGCACCTGTTGCACCTGTTGCACCCACATCTCCTTGCGGTCCAGTTGCTCCGGTAAGTCCGGTTGCGCCAGTTGCACCAGTTGGCCCTGTTGCACCGACATCTCCTTGTGGGCCTGTGGCGCCTGTAAGCCCAGTTGCACCGGTTGGCCCAGCTACGCCTGTAGCACCAACTGGGCCAACGTCTCCAGTGCGTGCAAATGTAATGATTACATCTTCATTGTTGCTAAACGAAGTTGCAGAACCAGAAACATATGCGCAAGCTATATCAAAAAATCCAGTTTCTTCTGTAACTCCAGAAATTGTAAATAACGCAAAATCACTTGAATCTTGCTTATTAGAAATTCTAAAGTGACCTTTAATAGTTGCAGTTGAATCATCAATTGTTCTAAGAAACGCTTGCACGTCTGTAGAGTTGTTGTCTTCGTCGTCGATTGTAAGTTCATTGACAAGCGTTAAATCAGAGTTGTTAAACTTAAGAAATCCTGTACCTGGATCTGTTTGATCTGTGTTTGTGCTAAATGTGTAGTCAAGCGTAATGCCGCCAAAGTTTCCTTGCGGACCAGTCGCGCCTGTTGCACCGGTTGGTCCAGTCGCGCCCGTCGCACCGGCGGGGCCAGTTGCACCTGTAAGACCAGTTGGCCCAGTTGCGCCTATTGGCCCTGTGTCTCCTGTCGCGCCAGTAGCGCCTGTGAGCCCTGTTGCACCAGTTGCACCAGTTTCGCCTTGCGGGCCGGTGGCTCCTGTTGCTCCGGTAAGCCCAGTTGGACCCGTATCGCCAGTTGCACCTTGCGGACCCGTGGCTCCGGTAGGTCCGGTTGCACCTGTGGCTCCTGCTACACCAGTTGCGCCTGTGGCTCCTACTGGGCCCGTGGCTCCAGTTAAACCTGTTGCACCTGTTGCGCCTGTTTCGCCTGTAACGCCAGTTACACCAGTAGGGCCAGTTGGGCCTATTTCGCCTTGCGGTCCTGTGGCTCCCGTAGCTCCGGTTTCTCCAGTCGGTCCAGTGGCTCCTGTGGCTCCAGTAAGGCCAGTCGCACCAGTGGCACCCGTTTCTCCTGTAGCTCCAGCCGGGCCCGTTGCACCTGTTGCACCAGTTGCGCCGGTAGGGCCTGTTGCACCGGTTGGTCCCGTTGCTCCGGTCGGGCCGGCGGCTGTTGCGGGCGCAAACTTTGTTCCGTCAAAAACAAGTGCTTGATTTGTTGTTGCGCCTGTTGTATCAATTTCAATTGCGTCAACTTTTAGCGAAGAAGTTGAAATTTCTCCGTTGCTGATTAAACCATTAGAAAAAGTATGAGTAGCCGAAATCGTACGATTTGTTGTAGTGTGCACGTATTGGGTATGGTCATCATCTGCTAAACCTGTAAGTGATCCGTGATCTGATACTGGAGTAGAAGCAATACCCTGGTCAGCCGCAATAACGCTTCTTAAATCAATAACGTCTGTAAATCGTGCATTTGGCGTATTCGCATACGCGTCTCGACATTCGTAAATAATTTTATAAAGCGGTCTAAACTCAACAATTGGAAAACCATCAAGATTTAAAGATCCGTAAAACTCAGCCTCAGCAGAACCTTTATCTGAATAAGACTCTTGCCCAAGAACTGCAATAATTGGATCATTTAAGTTATTGGTTGCAATAATCCATGACACTCCAAATCCGTTATTTGCAATGTCGGTAGTTGACCACGTGCCTGCTGTATCCAAGTTGTATTGCGGTCTTGAAGTTCCTTGTTTTAGCGGAAACTCTGTTGCAACATCTTTTTTCCAGTGATTATTGAGACGATAAAAAACTGGTATTTCAGCGTTGCCCTGAAGAACTTGCTCCCATGTGTTTGCGGTAGGGGTGCTGCTATGTGTAATATCGACTTGTAAGTCTTCGTCAAAAAATGTCCCATCTGCAATATCTAGTTTTGCGTGAGAATCAAGAGAACCGTCGCCGTTAAGTATATAGTTATTTGCGCCAAAACCATTAGCAATTGCTGCGCCGCGAGTTCTGTGTAAGTACTCGTGCGTTGCCCAGTCTAATGTAATTCCATGGCGTTCGTCAGCAAATAAATACGCTTTATCATCGGTTGCGTTCCAGTAAATATACGCGGTTGGTGCGTCTTCATCCCAAACAAAAAAACTAGTGCGGTACGATAAAACAGCAGAAGAGTTATAGTAAATGTAGTACAGACCTGAAGTGTCTGGAATTTGAACTGTTTCTTCTTCAGTTTTTACAAATCGCTTACCAGAGCACCAGACAGTAAATGACGTTGTGGCGGGTGCAATTGAAAAAGTGCGGGTAGACTCGTTAAACGAAATTACACTTTCACTTTTGTCTTCATGGCCCATTGGCTCATTTGTTGGCAACGTTGACGGTACAAATTTTGTACCATCATAGAGCATTAACTCGCCGTTTTCAGCACCTGTTGTGTCTATTTCAATATTGTCTACAAAAAGAGTAGGCGTCTTAAAAGTATCATCAGTCTTGAGAGTGTTTGCGCCATCACGATAAAGATTTGTGTCGCCTGCTATGTTACCTGGTCCCCAAGTAACTTTGCCGCCAGCATCAATGGCTATTCGTGCGTGTTCATCTGCTTCAAGGCCAATGTCAATTGCATTATCTGCAGCCGTTCTAAAAAAACGTGCCTTAATCGATGAAAAAAATTTGCTAGCCACTGAGCCTCAACTCAATTTTCTGTAATGAATAAGTGCCCCTCAAGGCGCTTATTGTTTATCCGGTTACAACTACCCTGTATGAATTGCTTGCAGGGATAGCAGAAAATGAAATTGTAACATTGTTTGTGTCGGTACGGACTACATCTGTTACAACAGTTTCGTATGTTGGAGACGCGCCGGTATCGTACACTTGCACGGTAACGTCTCTTGTACCAAGACCGTGCTGAACTGTGTAAGAAGTGTTTGTGCCGTCTCCGATTGTTAGTGCAACTGTACGAGAAAGTACTGGAGCAGAAACACCAGCACCTTGTGTACCGCCGGCAGCAAGATTTGTGCGCGCGTCGCCTGCTGTTGACGCTCCGGTACCGCCGTGAGCAACACCAACGTCTGTGCCTTCCCAGGTGCCTGTCCCGATTGTGCCCAGTGTTGTAATTGAAGTCTGACCAACGTAAGTAGAGGCAATGTCTACGGCGTCTGAGGTGACGCTAATGCGATCCGCGGTACCGACAACGTCGATTGTGTTTCCTGTTTTTGTAAGACCATTGCCAGCAATGCTTTGGCCAGCAGACGAAAACTGAACAAACGTTAAGTTTGTTACTCCGAGGTTGATTGTCCCATCAGTTGTTAAAACCCAGCCGGAGTCTGACCACGCTGTGCCTTGTTCAACAAAAACAAACAACCCAGGTGTAACTTCGTCTCCCGAATTAGCATCGGCTGTTCGTGTAAGTACCCAGGGGGTGCTGCCGTCGCCAACTGTTGTTACTTCGTAAATTCCGTTAAACGGTGCATTTGTAGAAGTTTCGTTTTTAACAAGGATTCGATCTAAAGTGCTAGGAGTTGCACTGTCAATCGATAGTGCGCCATTTGCTGATGCGGTCAATACGCCTGTTGTGTGAGTAAAGGATGGAAGAGCCGCATTGGTTGCAAGTTTTACTGACTGCTTAGCGTCAAGACCAGAGCGTGCTGCGTCTACGTATGCTTTGTTAGCAGCGTCAAGATCCGCAGATGGAGCAGCGACTTGCAAACGTCCATTGGAGTCTCTCTTGGCAAGAGTACCGCCGGTGCTTGACGATGTTGCAGCATTTAAAAGACTAAAGAAAGTATCAGATAGTAAACCAGCTGAATCAGCATCAGCAAGATTAAGAGTCAGCGTTATTGCACCATTTGACTCAGTAACTGTAAGAGCTTCAGCAATCCCTGCGCCACCGCCAGAGCTGATGCTGTGAATCATTTTTCGCCATGCTGAACCTGAGTACACTTTAATAGTGTCTTCGGTAGTATTATAAATTAACCGACCTTCAAACAAGTCCGTTGACGGGTCAGTTCCTACTTTTTCGAATGTACCGTTAAGAATCTGATTCTGCGTTAGGTTTAAGTTTGTAAGAAACTTAGTTGCCATATTAATGTACTCCTATTCCTAACCAGACTTACGTAAGGTAGGCAAATCCTGAAAATGGTGCCGTAAACAAGATAGTTATCGACGTATTACTATTGTACCGTATTTCTCCAATGACGACAGTTCCAGCGCTATCAACTACCATGATAGAAGGCCTACCGCCCAAGGCATGAGTAACATTCCAAGTGTCTGATGCTACCGCTTGTGTGTGGATAAAACGCTGTGCTCCAAGCTGCGACGGTACGTAGAATGGGCTAGAAGGCCATTCTCCATTTACTTTTGGCCCGTAAAAAGCGCCGTCAACTGCATCAATGTAAATATCGCCGTCAAATCCTACAGTTGAAACTGGTTCTCCTTCTCCAGAAATAACTCCAGGACCTCTTGGTCCAATAGATCCTTGACTTGATAAAGTGCTTCCCGTCAAAATCGGCTCTGATAATGAGCCGCTAAGGCTAATGTCACTTAAAAGATCAACTGGCGAGCCGTCCCCATATGGCAGAAAAGCGTAAAAATTTTGCGGTTTAACTCCGTAAAGTCGCACACTTACTATGTATGCCCAACCTGACGGCGAAAGTAGTGCGTTGTCAGTAGTTGGAAGATCAATTTCAAAGAATCCGCTAGTGTCAAGAATCGCAGTAAGGGTGCCTTCAACCACCACTGCGTCGTTTGCATCAACGATGCGGCTACTCGGTGTAAAGGTTACTCGTCCTCGGGCGGACTCTCCATCAGCGGTGACGTACAGACCAGTGACAGTTCTTGTAATAATGTCATTTGGCCACTCATCATTTTCACTTGACAAAGGGCCAGAGTACTCTGAAATGCCGCTACTTTGTGGCGCAGAAATTGCTATAGTACTTGTAAGCGAGCTATCAGAAGTTCTATTTGTGGCAATATCAACTGTTGAGCCATTTCCGTACGGTAAAAACGCATAGAAACTTTTTGGTTTAACTCCGTGAAGTCTTACATTTACTTTGTAGGCCCAGCCTGATGGAGACAATAGTGCATTATCAGTAGTCGGCAAGTCTAGCTCAAACTGTCCGTTTTCGTCCAGTATCGCGACAATCGTATCTTCAACCACTACTGCATCATCTGCATCGACGACAGTTGTTGAAGGTGTGAAAGTTATTCGCCCTTTTGCTGGTTCTCCGGCAGCAGTTAAGTACGTGCCGGCAACAGTGCGTGTTATTACATCATTAGGCCAAGGCACAGCTACAAAATCTCCAGTCTACAACAAGGAAATTTTATCAAAAGAACACAGGTTGGATTATGCTTTAGTCCAGCCAAACCGTGTATTCAGCGGTTACTCTACCTTTTATCGGATCAATAAAATGTAAACGCTGAGACGGTTTTCCGACTGCGGCAATGACTTCTCGAGCGTACTCGTTGTGAGATTCTGGAGAACCAGTAATAAACACTCGACCGGCATTTGCCATTGTCATCGTAGTAGGGGTATGAAAGTGCCCCATGTACACATCTTGAAATGGCTCAACTACTCCAGTTGCCCAGGCATTTGCTTTTCGAAGAATACTTGACTGTCCTCGGCACTCATCGCCGTGCACAAGCATGGCTTTGTAGTTTCCAATAGTGACCATTTGGTACCAGTCAGGGGACATTTGCCAAGTGACGTTTTTTAAGTCCCTAGTGCGGTCCTGAGTAATTCTGTATGAAATAGCGTCAATGTTGTCGTTTGCTGGCATTTCACCTTTACGGCCGAGGCGGCCATGATTGCCATATTCACAGACAACGTTTACTTTGTCAAAAAATGCGGCAAACGTTCTTACTAGCGTTTCTTCAATTCGAACAGTTTCAAAAAGCTGTTCAAATAAATGTGCTTCAACTTCCCAGGCTTGCCCAGGGAAAATGGTAATTCCTTCTACCATGTCTCCACCAAACATTAAAGTACATTCGCGGACCGGGTGATGAGTGCGCTGTAAAGTCGTTAGTTCCATTACTTTTTCAGCAAACTGCACCATGCGTTCTGAGCACTTATTAATGTCATACGTCGCGCTCTTTTTACCATTTTGCCAGTCAGTGGCATGAACTAGCGCGACTTCTGGTTTAGTTTTACGCGCGTCCTTAGGCGGCGGAGCTGGTGGCTTAACAGCTTTGCCAAGACCGCACGCAAGAGCAGACTCTTTTGCAGCGTTAAACACGGCTTCTACTAAAGCTTCTCCTTTTCGCTTTGCCTTGTACTCTGCTTGCTGCGCAGATTTTAAAGCTCTACGCAGCTCGGCTATTTCGTCTTCCTTGTGGATATCGTCTGACAAGCTCATTTGATTTTTGTCGCCAATTCTCCACGACGATAACGACTAATTACGTTAATTGCAAGTTTATGCCCGCGCTTTGCAAGTGCTTTTGAGATGTTAGACGCAGGAATTGAATGATCATCAAGCGCCTTTAGCAAATCTTTTCTTTCGTCTACTGGCAAAGCGTCGAGTATTTCAGCAATACGAGACCTATTACCTTTTTTTGACTGTTCATTGGAAATATCGTCGAAGAGCGATCCCACGGTTGCCTCCCATATGTTAAGCGTAGTCCTATAACAGTATCATATACTGTTCCATGTATTGTACATTTCTCTAAGAAAACAAAATGCAAAAGTATGATAATATTTTTTCCCACGCTTCAAAAAAATTCTTTTGAGAGTGCGGCAAAAAGACACTTTGTTTGTTATAGTGACCTAGTCACAAATGTCACAAATGTCACAAATTAGCTTCTCCCAGCAACGGATTTTTAATGCATAGTCAAGATGTCAATAAGCGCCTCAGTATTCGAAGAGTTGCTTTACTATTAGGTATTCCCGCCCGAGTGGTCGCAAGGGCGGTCGCCTCTGGAGAGCTCCCAGCACTTGTAACAAAAACAGAAACCGGAAGAGACCGAGTTTACATTTCTTACGAAGACGCGCAGTCGTGGCTTAGTTCACTTCAAAGTGAAACGAGCATAGCCAAGTGAGCGAGTGGGATAAAGCAGAAGGCAGACTAGGCCCAGCGGCTGAATGGTACGCGACTCATGGGTGGAAAGTTTTACCGTGCTACGGAATCGTAGGTGGACGTTGCACGTGTGGCGGTACTCACGCTGAGCCTAAGGACGTCGGCAAGCACCCAAGCATCGGAGAATGGAACAGTCAAGCAACGTCAGATGTTGAAACTGTAAAGCAGTGGTGGCAAAATAGTCCAGATCAAAACACTGCAGTATTTTGTCGCCCTAGCGGGTTTTTTGTAATTGACATCGATCCGCGCGCAGGCGGTCCAGATTCTTTTGAAAAGTTTGAATCATTAGTCGATGGTGCATTGCCACCCACTGTGGAAGCTATTACAGGCGAGTACTCTATGGGTGGCAAGATTCAACGAGGCCGACATTTATTCTATAAATGCGACGAGTCTGAAGCGCTTGTAGGTAATCTTAAAAAAGCTGGCCTTGGCGGAATTGACATTAAACATAATGGATATGTTCTTATAGCACCGTCGCGTCACTTTTCTGGCGTATGTTACGAATGGGCACCAGGCAAAGCGCCGTGGGAAATTGAAATTGCTCAAGCTCCAGAAGAACTTTTATCAGCGCTTCGCAAGAAAGGCCGTCGTGCCGAAACAGCTTTAGGCGAAGGCGACTGGGGCTTTTTAGATTCTCTTGATTTTGCTGGTGACCGTGTTGATATTGACAGACTTCTTGCAGAAGGAATTGACGAAGGTTCGCGTGCTGTAGATATTTATGCGCTATCGTGCGCGCTTGCTAATAAGTTTCCAGTAAATACAGAAGCTGGCAAGCTTGCTGTTGAAACAATGATGATTCGTTTCAACGCTGAAAAAGTTCGTCCGCCGCTCGAGCTAGAAGGCCCTGGCGGTCTTCTTATGCACGTGCGACGCGCAATTCAATTTGTAATAGATAATCCAAAAACCGAAAAACTCTGGCCAGGGTTAAAGGATTGGGCAAATAAATCAACGGAGGAAAGCCGTGCGACAGTCGCAGCAACACAACAGGCGACGAGTTTTTCTCATACCATTGCGCCTAATAACCTTCCCGGTACTATTGGCGGCGCTGTTCACAGCTCTATGGTTGATGGTGATTCGCTATCGTCGGCAACTAGCCTCACTAACATCGACGTACCACTTGACCCAGATGCTCTTGGTACGGAAGAAGGCGGAGAACCAGGGAAACGAAGTCTTACTGACACTGGTAACGGGCGACGATTGGTTGACTCTTTCGGACCAGCAATTAGATACACTCCAGGGCTTGGCTGGTTTCATTGGGACGGCGGATATTGGAAGCCTGACGTTGAAAGTCTCGAAATGCGTGAGCTCTCTAAGAAAATTGCGCCGATTGTGGCAAGTGAGGTTGTCCATTATCTTGATGACGCTGATAAGCAGTCGGAAGTAATTCGCTGGGCGCAACAGGCAAAATCAAACGCGCGCATCAATGGCACGATTGAAAGTGCGACATCAGACCCTCGTGTGCAAGTTGGCGTTGAAGCATGGGACAGCGATGAAACGCTTCTTGGTGTTGCAAATGGCGTAATTGATTTACGAACTGGTGAACTTCTTAAAGGGCGTCCCGACTTGTATATCACTCGTCGTGCGCCTGTAGCGTACAACCCAGGCATTAGAAATATTCGCTGGGAACAGTTTATTGACTTTGCTACAGGCGGCGATAAAGAATTACAAGAGTGGTTGCAAAAAGCTGCAGGTTACTCGCTGACTGGATTACGAACTTACGACATCATGTTTTTAGTTTATGGCCCGGCAGGCTCCGGTAAAAACACACTTGTAGAAGCTTTAGTAAAAGCAATGGGAACATCTCAATATGCTTGGCCGTTGGACTCAAGTATTCTTGCGCAAGGCGATGGTCAGGCTCACGGATCTGACCTGTATCACTGGGCAGAGCTTCGCGGACGACGTCTTGTATGGGTTGACGAGCTTCCAGAGTCTGAGCGTATGAAAGAAAACTCAGTTAAAAAGTTAACTGGCTCTTCCGAAATCTCTGCTCGCTCTCCTGGTGAAAAGCCATTTACATTTCAGTCTCGTGCAAAACTTTGGATTACAACAAACCACAGACCAATTATCTCTGATGATGCGATGTGGCGACGTATTCGTCCAATTCCAATGACAAAAGTTCCAGAGATTCCTGACCCAGATCTTAAGCACTACTTGTTTGATCCTGAAGGCGGATTGCCTGCAGTTTTATCTTGGGCAGTTGAAGGCGCAATTAAGTTGCTTGGTTCTAGCGCGCGCGACGCACTGGGCTGGTGCTCAGTAGTAAGCGAAGCTGCAGAAATATATCGCAAAAACGAAGACCGTATTGGTTTCTTTCTCACCGAGGAAACTAAAGAAGTTGAAAACGCGTCAACGCCTATCAAGTCACTGTACGCAGTTTATAGAGTATGGTCAGAAGAACGTGGCGAACGTCCGATGACACAAATTGCATTTCAGCGTAAGCTTTCTGAGCGAGGCCTTGAAATCAATGGTCTTGGTTCACGCGCAGAAATACTAGGACGAATGCTAATGCCTAGGTCGGTTCCAACCGGGGAAGTTGACTGGGGAATTGCAAGTAGATTTGCAAAATAAAACTTGCTAAAAGTAGCCACTTGCTACCTATTTCATTGTATTATTTCATTTAGAAGGTTTGGCGCTTCGGGAGAGGGGCGTCTTAAGGCCGGGGATAGAGCGTCTTGATGACACGGTTTCAAGATTGCTTCCCCGGCCACCTTTTTATTCTTTTTTGTCTAGATAATTTTTAACTGTTGTTGGGTGCCATTTTTTATTAAGCGCCGTTTTAGCTCCGTCTTTGTTAAGACGATCAGCAATCGCTTTGTAAGACATCCCTTTACTTCTGTATGTTTTTAAAGTTTCATATAGTTGACTGTCAATTTTTGGTTTTGGCCCAAGATCTACGCCCCACTTAAGACCTTTTTCTCGTCTGTCTTTGTGAACGTCTTTTTGACGCTCTGCAATAATTGCTCTTTCCATTTCAGCTAAAGCACTCATTACCGTCACAACGAAACGTCCCTGGTACGTTGCAGTGTCAAGATTCAAATCAAGCATGACAATTCGCCAGCCATTAGCATTTGCGCGATCTACGATACTGAGAAAGTCTTTTGTAGAGCGAGCAAGTCTGTCAATACGAGTTACAAAAATCGCACCAGCGTCTCCACGATCGAGTCTATCTAGCGCTTCGCGAAGAACAGGCCGTCCTTGAATTGACTTGCCGGAGCGACCTTCTTCTCGCAGAAGCTCTATTTCAGTGAAGCCTGCGGCCTCGGCAGCACGACGAAGATCGCGCTCTTGAGCGCCTAAAGACATTCCGTCGTTTACTTGCATTTGCGTTGACACGCGTGCATATAAAAGAGCAATTTCGCTTGTATTCTTTTTTGGCACTTTTATCGTTCCCAATGCTGAACCGTTGCCCAGCCATTTGTTTCTTTAAGAAGAGAAAATCCAAGAGCTTTAATTGACTCAACGATTCGCTGTTTTTCTTCTTGCTGATTTCGTTTGTTTTCAATTTCAAGCGCAATTGTTCGCAAGTCATTGCATACTGATAAGGCACTCCAGTCGTAGGTTAGCTCGGCGCCTTCTACGTCGACCTTAAGAACTGTAGGGTTGCAGTCCTTGAGCATCTGAGACCAAGAAACGACTGGTACGTTGACAGGCAGACGGGCACCGCGAGTGCGATACAAAGAATGCAAAGCAGACCGGCCCGAGTCTCCATCGCCATCGGCATCAATCCACAGTGAAGCGAAGCCGGCGGACGCGAAGTCTGAGTCATCGGCAACTACAGCAGAGTTTACTGAACAGAACTTATTACCGTATAGCTTACCATTCATTTGCAAGATTTTATAGTTAATGGTTTCAGGCTCGTAGCAAACAACACTTGCATTGTTCATAAGCGCCGTTCGTGCAAAAATGCCAATGTGGGCGCCAACATCGAGAACTCTGTCATTTTCATTGATAACGACTTTGTTGTACGAGTTTTCTCGCAGAATATACACGTCCCATCTTTGATTCCGATAGTAAAAGTCAAGACCGTCTTTCCAAGTTTTGCTTGTGATAGACGCTAGTGGGTCAGCAACAGTAACTTCTGTAGTCACCTTTTCGTCAGCTTTTGAACAAGTAACTTTGTATGTTCCCGGCGGGACAAGCAAGTTGATTTGACTAATGTGTTTGTCAAGAACTACACCGTCACTTGGGAAGCTATCGCGTGTTTCATAAACTAAAGCTTGAGACGGCAGTGGCGAAATAGTTACATGCGCCGAAGTCATGTAGCGACGCTTGCTATCCTTCATTCTGACCGACATTGGGTACAAACCGTCTGGCCACGGATCTGCCGAAATATTTTGCTTGAGCTTGTTTGTTTCCATGGCTTTCCTTGTTGTTTTGTACAACTTCTGTTGTATACCGTTAATGTTAATCCTATACGGAAGAAACCCTTGTGGTGTAACACTTTGATCAAAAAAGTAGGCTTAAAACCATAGATTACGGAAGAAACATTTTTTAGAAGTTTTTTTGTATACTTGGCAACGGTTAGAGCATCTTTATAATAAATCAGTTCGCTTTTGACCGCTCAAGTTGGTTATAGTGGATTTATCCCTAGAGGGCATCTCTCTCAGAAATACCTAGGAGTACCAATCATGAAACTGCTAACTGCATTGCTATTATCCGCTGCAGGAACCGTTGGAGTGAGCGGCGGAGCATTCGTGTCCGTTGTGAAAACTTCGGACCAGCCTAAGGAGCCTCCTAGTACCACTTCGGTGGTACAGGTTCAGCACTCAACAAATCTAACTGCCAACCAAGCACCGGGAATTCTGGAGTCTCCAGAACCGACTTCTTCTGCCGTGCGCGAAATTCCACTTCCGACAGAAGAATTCTGGGACAAGCTTGCCTGGTGTGAAACACATCAAGACTGGCAAAACGGCGGCCAGTGGGCTGGCGGTCTTGGCATTTACACAAGGAGTGAGTTCCCTAAGTCCGACATGGGTACATGGGAACGTTGGGGCGGCGAAGAGTTTGCCCCGTCTCCTGACAAAGCAACTCGCGAACAGCAAATCATTATTGCAGAGAGAATTGCAGTTCTTGGCTGGAGTAAAGAAATGACTCGCACTTCAGAGGATGCAGAACGTATGGGTGTTCCGATTAACTGGACATGGGATAGACCTGCTGTTGGTTTCAAAGGCTGGGGCGCATTGCACTGCGCGACAAACTCACCAATCAAGTCGCCCAAGAATCCTCCATTGTTTTATCATGAAGACTTAAATGTCGTTCTTGCAACGAAGTTTACAATGGGACAGACTGGTATTACAGTTCATGACTTGCAAGGTCTTATTGGTGCAAAGCAAGACAGTGTGTACGGGCCAATTACTCGTAAGCTGCATCTTGCGTATTTAGAAAAGCACTCGCTTGACGTAAGCAAGGTTGCTGATATTCCAGTAAAATCAGCGTCAACCGGTGGAGGCGTCGTATCATCTCAGAGTGTTTCGTCGCAGAGTGTGTTGTCGCAGAGTGAAACCAAGGTTACGGGCCGTTGTCCTAAATGGGAAAAGAAACTTAGACAATACAAACTTCCAGTCAAAGAGTTTTCTTTTATTATGTGGAGAGAGTCAAAGTGTGTTGCGAAAGCCGTTGGTTGGAACTACCACAAAGAAATGAGTCACAGAGACTGCAAACTTTCTCACGCACAAACTTATCGCAAGTGTAAAGCAGTCAAGTCTTATGATGTTGGGCTTCTCCAAATAAACAGCAGTTGGAAAACACTCACAGCGAAAGTATGCAAATCAAAACTTGGGGAAATGCTGGTTCTACAAGACCCCGACTGTAATCTAAAAGTTGCGAGCGTTCTTTATAAGCAAAGTGGACTAGCGCCTTGGCGAGGATCTTCGGCTAAAAAGTAACTAGCCTCTAAAAGGGAGATGCCCTGCCGTCACCTCCGAGCGGCAGGGAACATCCCCCTAAGGTAGCGCTTAGATCTGCTACACTGTGAATTGAACTTTTCCGCCGCAGTTATTTCCTTTCAGATTCTGTGATCGACGGACGTGGCCAATGTTTCGTGTGTCGTTAGTCTTTCGATTTGTCGCGGTTCATGAGCGCTTCGTGACGCTTTTGTTTTGAACCTGCTGGGTTTCGATCGTGTGTGCGCAGTGGATGTCCTGGCGAAAGTAACTGACGATTTTTTCCAGAGCGTGTACCAGGTACTGTTTCTGTTTCACCAGTTAATGGATTGATGCGAACGCGCTGTCCTGCGCGATCTTTACTTGATTTCTTTTTCTTGCCCACTATTATTTCCCCCGTTACTTATCTTTTACTTACTCTGCCGACTGTTAAGCCCAGAATCCACATAGTTACCAAAGCACTATAAATAGTTGCTTTGACTTTCATGTTTAGTCTAACTTTCCTGTGACATGGTCATTAATGTGTTGATCTAACTTACCTTCAGTGCGTAAAGACGTAGCTTCTACGCGATCAATTGAGCGCCCGAGACTTTTACCCAGCTCATCGATTTTGTCTACAACAAAGTTGTGATCTGCTTTATTATCTTCCCATCGCTTATTACTTACGCGACGAGCGGTTTCAACAAGAGCGACAACAATTAAACTAATTGCACTTATTGCTGCGACGGCTATTTCTGTCATGGCGACTTTTTGTTTACTGACTTGCGTCAGCCAAACATCGCTTTCCATGTCTTAGGGCCAACTTTTGTCCCCTTGCCGAGTCCGTTTGCTTCACGCCACGCGGAAACTGCTTGCCCTGTTTTTGGTCCAAAGTCACCGTCAGCTTTTGCTCCGACCTTTGCTTGAACGAGTTTTACAGCCTCACCCTTTGAGCCAACATCAAGATCCCCAGGGAACGCTGGGCCAGCGGCTGGTGCAGGTGCAGGAGCGGCTGGGCGGCCAGCGTTTGGTGCTGTGGCGGGATTGGGCTTGATTATTTGCTTACCGCTTTTTACAACGTCTCCAGGAGCTGGAAGTGCATTCCATGCTGCTTGCAATTTTGCTGGATCGTTTGCCATTTCAGGAGACAGTTCGAAGTGTAGCCACTTTCCGCCGGGTGTCCCAGCGTTGTTTTTTTCGTCATAAATTTTGACGCCGGCAAGTCCTTCGCCACGGCTGCAACGGTAGCCAGCGCCCCAAGGCTTACCAGGTCCGCTGCCGTCTGGGTCAAACGCATAGTCATGGATTTCTTCAATACCAAGTTCTTTGCTGTATTGCAAGCACCACTCCCACGCTTGAACAGCTGCCTTACGATCTTTGTAACCGAGGTCACATGCACGTCCTGTGGCGTGAACCGATAAGTACTTTGGATTGTTTGGATCGGCTTTTGCAGCCGCGTTATTCATGCGACGATTTGAAAAGCTTCCAAGATCGCTGAATCCCCAACGCTTACGCGCTAAGTCCATGAATAGCTTTAGCCCAGGCTTTGCGCCATTCTTGCTAAGTCCGTCCGAGTTTCCAGTGTATTTACGTGGCATGTCATACTCCATATAGGGAAGGTGAATATTTAGAACATTATAGTTCAAATTCAAGGCCACTATTCTGGCCTATGAGCTGGAATTGATGTAGAATAACGGAGTGAGATCAAAACCGTATTTAGGAATTACCCAGACCGTTTTGGATGTCGTCAAGCCTTTATTAGACCACGGTGACTCGTATCATAAAGTTCACAAGGCCCGGCTTGCAAGAACCGCCCACATTGTAAGTGACCTGGTGGCGGAGGCCGGCGAAGGGTGCAAGGTTCTTGAGCTTGGCACCAGCGGATTTCTTCCAGTAACGCTAAAGTCACTTTTTCCGAGCGTAGCTATTGATGTAACTGAATACGAAAAGTCAGAAGACAGTAATGAAGTTTCTGTCAAACAAAAAGATGTTGGGATTGCTGACAAGACTGTGACCGTTACAACGTTTGGTTTGGATCTTGAGTATGGCACTTTGCCAGTGGACAATGAAACCTATGACATTGTTATTTGCTGTGAAGTTCTTGAGCATATGGAAATTGACCCAATGTTTATGCTCGCTGAAGTAAATAGAGTTTTGAAGACTGGCGGAAAGCTTATGCTAACAACGCCAAACATTCTTAGCAGTCGTGCAATTACAAAAATGGTTCAAGGCTACGAGCCATACTTTTTTATGCAGTATCATAAGAGTAGAGAGTACAACCGACATAACTACGAGTACTCTGCAAAAGGGTTATGGGCTATCTTAAAGTGCGCTGGGTTTGATCCAACAGTGTGGACAGAAGATTTATTTGAAGATTCGCTTCCGCATACTGTTGACATGTTGAACTATCATGGTTTTAAGATTGCTAACACTGGAGATAATCTTTTATCTATTGCGCCAAAGATTTCTGGTGTAGTTGAGAGGCACCCTCGTGGTCTCTACGTTTAAAGAATTAGGCGGAACAACACAACAAGTTCGCCGTCTCGTAGACAAAGACGTTAAGACATGGAGTGCGTTTAATCCGTCAATTGGCATTTCAGACAAAGGAAATCTTGCAGTTGCAATTCGCTCGAGCAATTACGTGATTCTTGAGCATGGCGAGTTAAGCATTACTACAAGCGGAGCAATTAAAAACCAAGTGTGGTTCTCTGAAATGAATGATCAGTTTGAACTAGAAAACTTGCGAAAGCTTGACTTTTCAGCCGCAAGTATTAAAGTAGAAAGAGGAGTCGAAGACCCTAAACTACTTTGGAGAGACGGAAGATGGATTTTCACTGGAGTATTTCTTGAGCGTGATACGCCTGTTGCGCGAAACTGTGTCTGCTATCCTGACAAGAAAATGACAAAGGTTGAAAAGATTGAGCTGCTTCCTGGGATTGATGCTGGACGCCCTGAGAAAAACTGGATGACCGCGTACAAAAAACCAGAAAACTTTGATTACATTTACGACGCAAATGCTGTTGTTGTCGGTGACAAAGTTATTCATACTCTGCGTGACAATAAAAACTTAAATGCGCTACGAGGAAACGCGCACTTAGTTCCGTACGATAATGGCACATATCTTGGGCTAATGCATCAGCTTAAAATAAAGCGCTTTGACAAAGTTTCACAAACAACTTTTGGTGTAATGCATCATGTTCACAAGTTTTACACACACGTGTTTATTAGATTTGACGAAAACGGCGCACCTATTGAAATGACCGATCATTTTAAGTTTGACGGAGACGGTATTGAGTTTGCAGCCGGATTAATTGAATACGGAAATGACTATGTTATTTCTTATGGTAGAGAAGACATGACATCTCATATAGCAACTATTCCGCAAAAGAAGGTTCGTCAGTCGCTGAAAAAGCTTGGCTAGCAAGTATAATGGAAATCTATGCCAGAGGGACACACGATAAGACACTTAGCGACTACTCATTCGTACGGGTTTGTCGGGACACAGATTAAAGCTATAAGCCCGCAAGGACGATTTGCAGAAGGTGCTGCAAAACTAAATGGTCAGACAATGACTGACACGACTGCGCATGGCAAACATTTGTTTCTTCATTTTGAAAAAGACATTCTTCATGTTCATCTTGGGCTTTATGGTTGGTTTACTCTTCGCAAGTTTAAGAATCAAGAAACTAAAGACTCCACTCGCTTGCGCATGTTTAACGATGAGTATGTGTCAGATCTGGCTGGGCCAACAGCATGTGAGCTTATGACTCTTGAGCAAGTGATTGCGAAAAAAGCTAAACTTGGCCCGGACCCTATTCATGATGACGCAGACCCTGAGCAAGCCTGGGCGAAAATAAGCAAAAGTAAAAAAACAATTGGTGGACTGCTAATGGATCAGTCTGTCATTGCTGGCATCGGAAATGTGTATCGTGCAGAAATTCTTTTCTTAAACAATCTTTCTCCATTTATTCCCGGAAAAGATGTGACATATGAAAAGTTTCAAAGTATTTGGAAAGATTCTGTAAGTCTTTTGAAGCTTGGCGCAGAAGACGGAAAAATAATAACAGTAGATGAAAAGCATTTACTAATGCACGGCGTTGAGCTTCATGGTTGTACGCAATACAGTTACGTTTATAAAAGAACAAATAATGCTTGTTTGCTTTGTAATTCTACGATTCTTTCAGATAGTTTGGATGGACGCACAGTATATTGGTGCCCATCATGTCAGAGCTGATAGAAGAACAATTAAACGTAAACGCTGACGGCGACCACGACAAGTTTGCACACTACGTAGATAGAGACGAAGTGATGGAAGCATTTGTGTATGGAACTCCAGTTATGGCGCTATGTGGCAAGATATGGGTGCCTTCACGTGACGGGGAAAACTTTAAGCTCTGCCCAACTTGCGAAGAAATCTATAGCGAATTACGTTGACAGCGTAATTGCCAAGTATAATTTTCTTTCTAATCATTTATCAAACACTTTAAGTCGGGAGTTCTCACCGTGTCATCGCTATTCTCATTTCGTATCAACGACGACTTTGTATCGGGGTACAGAGATAAGAAAGCGCCATTTGGATATCGCGATGCTGGCGGAAACTCTGTTGGAGAAATTACATTTCTTCGCACGTACTCTCGCTTAAAAGAAGACGGCACCAAAGAAACATGGTCTGACGTTTGTGAACGAGTCATCAACGGAATGTACTCGCTGCAAAAAGATCATTGCAAAACAAATCGTCTTCCTTGGAATGATGCAAAGGCCCAGGCAAGCGCCAAGGAGGCGTTCGACAGATTGTTTAATCTGAAATGGACACCTCCGGGGCGCGGCCTTTGGGTTATGGGTACGCCGCTTGTTAATACACAGAAAAACTCTGCTGCTTTGCAAAACTGTGCGTTTGTTTCAACTGTTGAAATGACAAAGAACAATCCAGCAAAACCATTTGCGTTTCTTATGGAAGCATCAATGCTTGGTGTTGGTGTTGGTTTTGATGACAAGGGCGCAGACAAAGACTTTACGATTTACAAGCCACTTGCTGATAAGAAAACTACACAAGTTATCCCAGACACTCGCGAAGGCTGGGTGCAATCAGTAAATGATTTGATTAACTCTTATTTAAAGCCAGAACAAAGCGCTCTTGAATTTGACTATTCACTTGTTCGTCTTGCTGGTGAGCCAATCAAGACATTCGGTGGCACTGCCGCTGGCCCTGAGCCCTTAGTTAAATTGCATGAGCACGTTCGTAGAATCTTTACAGGACGTGACGGACAAAAACTTTCGCGCGTAGATATTGCTGACATTGGAAACCTCATCGGAGTATGTGTTGTCTCTGGAAACGTACGACGTTCTGCTGAGCTTTTGCTTGGGCGTTTGGACGATGAAAACTTTTTGAACTTAAAAAACTCTGCTGTATTTCCTGAGCGCAACTCTTACGATGCAAGCGCACCGGGTTGGGGCTGGATGTCAAACAACTCTGTTGAGACCAAAGTTGGTGAAGACCTTTCAGCAATTGTTGAAGGCATTGCATTAAACGGAGAGCCTGGTGTTATTTGGTTGGATGTTTCGCGCAAGTATGGTCGTCTTGCTGATCCAGCAAACAATAAAGACTGGCGCGTTGCTGGTTACAACCCATGCGCAGAACAATCACTTGAGTCATACGAGTGCTGTACGCTTGTTGAAACATATCTAAACCGTCACGAAAATCTTGAGGACTACAAGCGCACACTTAAGTTTGCTTACTTGTATGCAAAGACAGTGACACTGCTTCCAACACACTGGGAAGAAACAAACGCAATTATGCAGCGTAACCGACGCATTGGCACATCGATGTCTGGCGTTGCTAACTTTGCTGACAAAGTTGGACTGCCTGTTTTGCGTGAGTGGATGGACACTGGCTACAATACAGTTAAGAGCTACGACGTTACATATTCAGAGTGGCTTGGTATTCGTGAATCAATCAAGATGACAACTGTTAAACCTTCGGGAACAGTTTCTATTCTTGCTGGAGAGTCTCCTGGAGTTCACTGGACACCAGGCGGAAAGTTCTTTAACCGAGCAATTCGTTTTTCAAACGAAGATCCAATGCTTCCTTTGTTCAAAATGGCTAATTACCGAGTTGAACCAGCATCTGAATCTCCAGAAACTACAAGCGTAGTGTTCTTTCCAATTAAGTCAGATGCCGAGCGTGCAGAACGAGACGTAACAATCTTTGAAAAAATGTCGCTTGCTGCTGTTGCGCAGCGCTATTGGTCAGACAACTCAGTATCTGTAACGATTTCATTTGACCCTGATTCTGAGTCTGAGCATGTTGGAACAGTTTTGCACATGTATGACGGGCAACTCAAGACAGTGTCATTTTTGCCTTCAGGCAATATGACATATCCTCAAATGCCATACACACAGATTACTGAAGAAGAATACACGCAAGGCACAATGGAATTGTTCCCAATTGACTTTTCTGGTGTTTACGCTGGTATGGCAGCCGATGCAATTGGTGAAGCATACTGCACCACTGATGCTTGCGAAATTAAATTTGTAAGTGAGAACAACAAATAATATGAAAAAGTTTCTTTCTCAGGAAGAGATTAGTTGGATTGAACAAGCAAAATGCAAAGGGCAAACTGAGTTATTTTTCGGTCAAATGAAAGAAAAGTCTTGGATTCGCGCTCGCCGCGAAGCTGCTGCCATTTCTATATGTGGCTCTTGTACTGTAATGTACCAGTGCAGACAGTACGCTCGTGAAAATCATGAGCTAGGCGTCTGGGGTGGTGAAACAGAAGACGAGAGGTACCACGGCGGTTTTCTTAAAGATCCCAATGTGTCACGAAGGAATAAGCAACGCGTAAGACGGGAAAAAATGGCCGGCCTTTAATAAAGGCTAGAATACTTTTAGGGAGAGGGCTACCTTACAAGGAGCTCTCGTGCAAAGTAAAAAAGTATTGTCTCGCGTATTTATCGCCGCGGGGTTGTTTATTGGCGCATCTGCCTTTACAATTAAGCCATCTACAGTTGGGCCAGACTTTCTCAAAAGCGGTGCTGTAAGCGCTGTAGCCGGCGGGCCGATCGTTCTTGACGGAATGGACCCGGTTTGCCACTCTGGCTATGAAGGCACTGGCGGATACATTGCCCAGGTCTTGAAGCGAGCACATGATGGCGCCAATAATCTAAACAATGGCAAAATCGCAATCCTTGGCGCACAAGGGGCTACAAACTCTTGTGGCGGAAACTGGAATACGCTTCTTTCCACGCAGTATCTTGCGTTGTTTAGCACGCAACCGGCTGTTGATTTTTACAATACAGAAGCGTCAGTAGTTACTTTCTTTGACTCTGTTATTTTTGCAGATACTCCAGCTGTCATTTGGCTACCAGATAACTGGAGTCGCTCGTCACAAGTAGAAAGCGTTTTTACTGCTAACGCTGAAAAGATTGCAGACTTTGTAAACTCCGGTGGAGCATTATTTGCCAACATGGGTTCGTATGGCTGGCTAACTGCGTTGCTGCCAAGCGCTGTCTATAATAACGGTGGATGTAACGGTGGGCCTGACGCCACAGCCGATGGTATTGCAGACTTTGAATTGACAAACACAATTGTTGCTGCCTGCTGGCATGGGTTCTTCACTGGTGACGTTGGGACATTAAAAGTTCTTGTTGACTACCCGTACCCAACCGCATCGGACACTCGCAAGGCAGTGTCTATTGGCGGCGGAAGTGTCTCATTACCGAGCTCGTTTACGCTTGCAATTTCCCCAGCCAGTCCTCGAGCTGGAGAAGATCTTGTAATTACCGCTACTGCACAAACACTCGCCGGCGTCCCACAAGCGGGCGTAGTGGTCACAGTAACAGTAAGCAGCGGCCCTGATGCTGGCCAAACATTGACTGCAACAACTGACTCAAATGGTATTGCAACAATTACAGTTCGCACAAATACAACTGGAACTGCAGTGTACACGGCAACAGCAACAGTTAATGGCGTAGCAAAGACAGTGTCCGCGACAGTCGAGTGGGCTGAACCAACTACTACTACTGGGGCGCCTACCACTACTACTGGGGCGCCTACCACTACTACTGAGGCACCAGCACCAGCACCAACTACTACTGAGGCACCAGCCGTTGCGCCCGCTCCTACGGTTACTGAGCCGCCTGTGACGGTGACAACAGACGCCATTGTATTGCATGACCATTCAACACATGACCATGGGCCAAAGCTCCCAACATCAGGGTCAAGTAACGCACGAATCATGCTCTGGATTTCAGCGCTATTGATTGCAATTGGCTTGCATCTTTCGACATTAAATAAACTTGCGAGTCGCAGAAAGTAACGCAAAGGAAGTATAAAATGGAACAAGTAAAACAAATCACATGGAGAATTGTTGCTACATTTGCAGCGACAGGTCTTAGTGTTGTGGGGGCTGGCGCAATTGTCGATGTTCCACTAATTAAAGCTGTCTTGATGGCTGGAATTGGCGGAGTCGCTTTTGTTATTGAAGGTCTTGCACGCGCGTACATGGACGATGGTAAGCTTACAACACAAGAGATCAATGACGTCTTCCGAAAGGTTGACAAAAAGAAAGACTAACAGGGAGGCATTTTGACACTCAATTGCGATTGGATGTCGGAAGCTATTTGCAAAGGCAAAACTTCATTGTTTTTTATGCCTTACAAAGAGACAGTAAGGCAAAGAAGAATACGAGAGTCCGCTGCTAAAGTTATTTGTAATCAGTGTCCCGTAATGCACGAGTGTAAATCTTACGCTCGTGATGCTAATGAACTTGGTATTTGGGGCGGGGAAACTGAAGAAGAAAGATACTTCGGCGGATATCTCGATAACCCTGTTACAAATAAGTACTTTGCACGCAGAGTCAGAATTGAGCGCAATAGGCTATCTAACTAGTTAGCGCTTCGTACATTCGCGCTGCTTTGCACCAGCTACAGTTGCTTTTATACAGACCGCTTTCAGCATAGTGCTCGCAAGGGATTGCGCCTAGTCCAAATACTATGTCAGCAATTGCTCGATAGTCGCTGTAGTCTTTTGCGTGAAGCGCATTGTGCATGGCTTTTTTCATTTCATCAAAGTCTACCATTACATTCCTCGCATCCAGAGAACTATCTGCTTGATAGACCAGCCGGCAAGACCGCCGTAAATCATGTAAATGAGCAGTTTCATTTTGGGTCAATAAGCCCAGGGCGAGGTCTTTGAAGAGATTGTTTTTTATTGTCTTCTTCTACTTTTGCTGTTTCGTAAAATCTAATTGCTGGTTCTAGCGGAGACACTTCTCCGGACTCACGTGCGCGCTTGCAAGAAAAATATAGCATTTCTGCTGTTTGCTGCCATTTGCCGACTTCAGCTGTTTTGTCCTTTAGACTAATCATTGCTTCAGCAAGAAACTTGTCAACAAGATCAAATCGTTTTTGTAGTTCATCTCGTTCTTTAATGATTTCTTGTGTTTTGTCATAGTCACTAAGAGGCGGAGGCCAGATGTATTCGTCAGACATCTTAGTTGTTTTCTGTTTTGTTTTTGTAGTGGCCGATTACTTCGTCTTCTTGACGAATACCGTTTTTGTAATGGCTAACTTTGAAGCCTTTAAGCGCAAGTTTAGAAAGACCTTGAACGTCTGTTTCTAATTTTTTAATGTGCTTTTTCATATCTTTAATATCTGGCGTAATCCACCATCTATGAAATAGCAAACCGGCAACTGCGCCGAGCACGCTACCGAAAATAAATGTAATAACTGGCATTGTTATTCCTCCGTGTCTGATTCCAGTTGTTCCCAATTTGCGTATTCGCCTTGAACTACTACAGCGTGGCTATCTCCACCGTCAATAGAAACTCGTGTAGGCGATCCGTCTGGGCAATTGCATGTGACAAAATCATGTTTCATGCGCGAAACAAGAGTAGTGTTGCACGTCTTGCACTTAATTTTGTTTGTCATCTTGCTTATACATTAGAGCTAAATTGTCTAAAGCTTTCCAAAGAGCTGGCCACTCTTCGCGGTGCTTACGCATGACATGGTCATGGTACTGTTCAACTCTGCCTTTGTCATTTATTGCTTTAATAATTTGACGAGCAGCTTCTTCTAAATTGCTATTTCTCTTCTTTAAAAAGAAATTGTTAATCCAAGCTTCAACAAGTTGAGCTTCAATGTCTTTTTCAGTTCTACGCCTGAACATCTGACGCTCGCTGAATGTGTCTTTGAACTCCGTAGTATAGCGGTCCAGCATTAGAAATGCCAAGACCTTTTGCAATAATAGAAAGTGATACGCCGTTTTCCTGGTATTCAACAGCAAGTTGTTCGTGGTACTTATGTGTCCCAAGTTCGCGTGCCTGACGGACGCGCTCTACTGCTGCGTCTGCTTCTTCTGGAGTTAGCTTTTTTCGCGCGCCTTTATTGTTTACTGAGGGTACTTCAGACATAAAGATGCGACGACGGAGCCCTGAGTAAGAAACTTCAAGCTCTCGTGCAAGCCCGATTAGACTTCCTTTTTTACCTGAAAACTCTACAAGCAACCGTGTGTATTCTTGGCTTGCCTGATGTGCAGGGGTATTTTGGCTTTTTGCGCCATACGCCTTTTGTGCAAGAGAAATCAAAGGTCGCATTTTTTCTGCGTATTCTTTGATAGTGTCTTCGTTCTTCATTTTGCTCCTGTGTTGTGTATCGGGGGGATTTTTTTATTATACACACAGGAGTGTATAAAAGCGGAAAGCTTATGAAGATTTTTTAGCGCGAGACTTTTTGCGATGTTCTTCCCAAATTTCAAGATCTTCTGGAAAGTCAAAGTCTTCTGTCCAGTCGTTGATTTCTACAAAATGAGAGTTTTCAAACATGCCTGAAGGAGCTGGGCCAATCATATAGCGATACAGTGCCCAGCCTGCTTGGCTTTGAATTTGTCCCATAGATACTAGGTACAAAAGATTTTGGCCAATGGTTCTTGCCATGTTTTGATCAAATGATAATCCAAAGATTTCTTTCCATCGCGCACCTGATAGTTCAGACGGACCTGTGCGAAGAAAAAACTTAAATGGATCTTTGTCTTTCATGATTGTCTTGACAGCTTCGCTAGTGAAGTAGACATCGCCAAACACAAGAACAGTGCGACCGTCATTTAGCCAGAGATTCTTTGATGAAAGAAACTTTGCTGCGTCTCTCCAGTGCGTGTTTTGTGATTGTATAGTGTACAGGCTTGTGCCTTCGACTTTGTATCTTTCGTCAAGGCCAATTACGCAAACATCGTCGGTGTACTTTAAGAACTGCGAGCATGTGCGCTCGAGCAGAACTTTGCCCTCGATTTTAGTTAGGTGCTTTGGCGTTCCGCGAAAATCTTTCCAGCGTTCGCCACTGCCGGCGGCTAGGATAATTACGCGCGTTTTTGCCATGTATTCATTATACGCCTTAAGGCTCTATAAAGATGCACTCTCCTGGGCATTCTTCAGCGGCATCAATTACATCACTAAGAAGATTATCGGGAACATCAGCAAGACCTTCTCCCATTTGATACTTTGGTCCAGGGCCAGAACCGTCAGGTCCCAGAAGATTTGGCCATGCTACTTCTTTAACATAAGCAAGCCCATCATCATGCATTGCAAATACATCGGAGCAAATTTCAGCGCAAAGGCCGTCACCGGTGCATAGATCTTGGTCAATCCAAACTTTCATGATTGCTATTTTACCTTTATTTATTCTTCGTCATTTTCAAGCATGACATAGATATAGTGAACTGTCAGCGCTGCTGCTGTCGCAATCATTGCGATTCTTCGCGTGTCACCTGAAAGGGTGACAAACATGATTGCGCTACCAGCAAGCGTAAATGAAAGCGCTGCTGTTTCCTTGAGGAACTTTTTAATAAATCCAAGCATTGTGAACTCCTTTTGGTCGTTTTCTTTGTATATGTAAATGCTGTTTCGAGTGTTGAGATTCTTTTCTCTATCCTCGGGTCCTTCAAGACCACCAGCTTCTTCGTCTTCTTGCTCTTCTTCTCGGCGAGCGGCCTTATTAGAATCGCTCGGTGAGCCGCCAGATCCGCCGCTATTGCCACCACTTGGGTGACCACCACCAGCTCCAGGAGCGGCTCCAGCCGCCGCTACACTAGCCATAACGGTTGTAACGGCAATGACGGAGCGGCGGGTTCCTACGTCAACTGATGAACCTTCTGGGACATATTCATCGAGCCCTGAGCCGTACACATCGACTGCTGATTCAAATGTGTTTTTTACTTCGCTTGGTGCGTCTGACAGTGTTGCAACAAGCACTGCTTCTTGCTCTGGAGAAAGATCGCTAATGGGTAATGATTCAAAGACTTCTGACAATTGGTCTTTTGGTAGTTCAATAAATGCAGCGTTTGTAACAAGCGCGACTGCTTGGTCTGGCTCTATTGTTTCGAGATCAACAGTTTCAACAAGTTTTTTAAGTTCATCAACTGTTTGAATTAGCGCAATTGTTGCTGCTTCTGGAACTGGCGCTTTTTGTTCTGGCGGAAGAGTCGTTGTTGTTGTTATCGGCGGCGGGAGCGTCGTCGTCGTTGTTTGCGGTTGTTCTGTTTGTTGTAGTAACGTAGTTTGAACTGGGACTGTGGTTGTGCTGGTTGTTGCAACTTCAGTCGTCTCCACAGTCACAGTCGGGATCGATGCAACCGTCGTAGTCGTAGTCCATACTGGTTCTGGCTCCTTTATTGTTGTCGTTGTTTCAATTATTATTGGTGGTAGAGTTGTCGTTGTTGGCGGAGTCGGATCTTCAACAAGAAGATCAATTGATTGTTCTGGACCATACTGGCATTGAAGATTTGAAGGCGCAAAACATGCGGCGGTTCCAGGGCGAATCTTAAATCTAATGTCTCCGTAACCTGTAGTTCCAGTCCACATCCAGGGCCCAAGATTGATAAGAGTATTGTCTGTCCAAATTCCCCAGCCGCCAGACTCGACACCTTGCTCAAGTTTAAAGAATGAAACAGTGTACGCAAATATGTCTAAGTTGCTTGGCGCTGGTTGCTCCCACGAAAGATCAACGCTACCGTCTGGCTTTGCAACGCCTTGCAGATTTGTGACTGGGTTAAAGTATGGAGCAAGAGTTGTAGTAGTTGGAGTAACTGTTGCTGTTTTAGTAAAAGCAGACGGAGGAACTATTTCCCAGCCATTGCCTAGATTCCAATAAAGAGTTGTCCATGCTCCACCGCCGTTTTCATAGTACCAATAAGTAAATGGTTTAGAAATTCCAGCGGTAAATGATTGAGGCTCTGTTATTTGGCCATCACCGCCTTTATCTACCCAGCTACCTGAGTCAATTAAAACGCCGTCAAGGTAGAACATTGTTCCGTCATCTGCTTGCGGCCAAAACAAAATGTCGCCAGTTATTGGAGAAGTGATGTGGCCTTGATACTTAACAATGAAATCTTCGTACAGATTAAAAGGAGGGTTCGCGTCAAAATTTTGATTAATGTTTGCGTATGTCGTAGTACCGGTGACTGGTCTTCCGGAGACTTCTGGAAGCGGAGGAGATCCGTTATAGCCAAAGTTGTCGTAAACTGTAACATCAATCCCAGGCTCTACCGAAGCCTGTGACACAGAAGAAAAGCCTGTAGATGTAGAGATAACAGATAACGCGAAGATTGGAGCTAAAATTAGCGATCCACGTCTTTTAAGTTTATTTTGTATGCCCTTTCGCCACCCGCTCCCCCAGGTCGCTTTTTGTGACATTACTTAATAGTCATCATCCTCGTCGTCATCCCTAAACCCGGGAACCGGTGAATACTGCCACGCTATTTCTCTTACAGCCTCGGTGACATGATTTGCAATGTCAATGAGGTTTTCTACTGCAATGAGCAAATCTGCTCGTTGGTCAATATCTTCTGGGTCAAGAAGCTCATCTGCAATGGAGTAAAGGGTATGCGTGCAAGAAACAATTCGCCGCATCGCCCGTTCTTGGTCCGTCTCCTGAAGGAACGTCATGTGTTTATTCTATATCGTCTGTCTTTGATGATTCGGTATCAATTTGTAAGTTTTTCTATAAAACTGCCGCCGTGCCGCGAGCCGCCATGCCACGAGGTACAAAAAGTACCGGGCCTTGAAAGAGGCGGAGGCGGAGGGAGAAAGGGGGCTGTTTTTTGGCCGGGCAAGTATTTTAGTACTGCACCGGGAACCTTGCAAGAAAAGAGGGGAAAAGACGAGAAGAGAGGAAAAAGAGGGGCAACTGTGCTGAGAGCCATTGTTTTAGGGCTTAGAAAAAAGTTTAGAAAAAATGTAACATTTTGACCTGCAAGGACCCTTAAGGGGCCTTCTGGGAGCCCTGCAAGGAGTCGGAGGGCACTTTTCCGGGCGTCAGTATTGTAAGAACGAAGACGAAAGAGAGGAGGACGAAGGGAAAAATTTTGTGTGGGGAGGCTGTGTTTGGGGTTGGGTAATGTACAACTTCTGCAAGGTCTCGAGGAGGCTGGGTTGAGGTGGGTTTTCTTTTGCGATGCTCAAAACGACTTCGGGGAAGAAATCTTCGTCGAAAAGTACTAAGCGGAAATGAAAAAGAGTAGAGAGAAATGCGCTTAGTATGTCTGCAGATATAAAATATAAAACCGCAAAGAGAACTATATTTCTAATACGTGTATACGTATGCGTATCTACCTAACGAAAGAAAGGTTGAGTTTTCGGTTTCTGAATGTTTTAGGTAGTTTTATGTTTCATAAGTGACAAATCTATGTTACAATGAAAGTGTGTACAATGTACAAAAATCTAAGAGGAAAAGAAAGACATGAGTGAAGAAAAGAAATGGGTGTCTGCTCAAGACGCTCTTGCGATGATGGGACTCACTACTGATGATGTAGATGACGCTGATGCAGAACTTCTTGAGAAAAAGAAGCATGGAGTAGATCGTCAGATCTGCGCATGTGGTCATGCGATGTCTCGACATACAGTTGTTCATGGAGCTGTGTTCTGTAAACCTGCTCGTATGGAGTGTCCGTGCAAACATGTACGACCAGTTATTGAGACAGAAGATACTCGTATGTTTATCCGTAAGACAGACGGTGCAGGTTCAGCTCATGCTTTATCTCGTGGAATTCGTGCTGCTGCTGAAAAAGGAAAGTCAGTTGCGTGGATCGTGGATCTCGTTTGCGATCGCTGTGGAACTGCAAACAATCGTGTTGTCCCAGTACCTGTTACGCAAAATGGTCACGCTACTTCCTATGCTACAGGTTATGATGCTTTGCTATGTCCCGAGTGCAGAATAGAAGTTTAGTGTGGATCCCATAGTTTTCTTTGTTGCAGTCATTGCGCTGTACTACGTTTTCTTAAAGAATAACGATAGAGGTCGCGGCCGTGATTGATGAGTATTACGAAGTCGTAATTGCAACACCTGGAAGAATGATGCACGCTGAATATGTGCAAAGTCTTACTGAGACAATTTCGTATCTTGCTCGTCAAGGAATTCGAGTTAAGTATCTAAACAAGTATTCTTCTTTTATACCAACCGCTCGTGAGTTGACTGCGTCTGACACTTGGTCACATGACTACTCTTCTAACAAAATTGCTGGCGGATCCTTTCTTTATAATAAAATCTTTTGGATTGACTCAGATATTGAGTGGACCGTTGAAGACTTTATGAAGCTTTACAACTCAGATCTTGACGTTGTGTCTGGGCTTTACGCTTTAGACCCTTACGGCAAAGTTGCAGTCGGCTACCCAAACAATCATGGAGTTCCGACAAGCGTGAGCAAAGTAGAGTTCATGCTTCATGAAAACCCAGTCGAAGTTGGCGGTGTCGGCTTTGGATTTGTCTGTATGAAGTCTGGAGTTTTTGAAAGCATTCCTCGCCCCTGGTTCCTCATTGGGAGAGTGCAATGGTCACCTGACTCAGACATGAGAGTGAATGTTGGAGAAGATTACTCTTGGTGCGGAAAAGCACAACAAGCCGGGTATAAAATCTACGTAGACCCAACTGTTAAAGTTCGGCATCACAAAGAAACCGTTTACGAAGTCTAAAAGAAAAGAGAACCGTCATGGCTGAGATTACACCAGAAGAAGAAATTAAGAATTTGCAAGCAGAGGTTGAAGATCTGATGATTCAGATTCAAGACCTCCGCGAAGAAAATGTGCGATTGAATTCGCTTATCGGCGAGTAATTATTCGCTCGCCGGATTAGCTCAGTGGTAGAGCAACGCACTTGTAATGCGTAGGTCCTCGGTTCAATCCCGAGATCCGGCTCCGGAACTTCCCGTTGTATCTTTCATACGTAGAATCTACGACGGGAAGTTCTACCCCCATTAGCTCCTCTACAAAAGCATTTTATTTCTATATAATGAAGACTCTCAAAACCATTGTTTCTAAAAGAAAGTTCTCGTGGACCATCCAAGAGACTCTTCTCACGGAAAAAATCTCTTACCAATGACTCAGTATATAGTTTCTCTGGACCTAAGGAGGCCCTCATGGAAAAACTATTGACCGCTCAAAATAAAGCAATCCTCGCATCGTATGCCCGCTCAGTACTCGGTGCAGGCGTTGCTACATACGTATCCACCCAAGACATCAAGTTGACCTTGAATGCCTTGTGGGCGGCCGCTCTTCCCGTTATCATGCGATACCTCAACCCTGGCGACAAAGCTTTCGGTAAGGGCGCAGAAGTCTCGGAAGACTAAACCACACACAAAAGAAAGACAGTCACCTCCATGACAGAGAAAAAGAAAACGCCGGCAAAGAAGACTTCTAAAGCTCCAGCCAAAAAATCAACGCCCGCGAAAAAAGCGCCAGCGAAGAATGCTCCTGCTAAGAAAGCTCCGGCGAAGAAGAAAGCACCAGCGAAGAAAGCAGCGCCTGCTAAAGCTCCTCAGGCTTTGACTGGCGCAGTTGCTCCTCAGACCAAGACATCAAATCCCGGTCACGAGAAGATTGTTCTTACAGTCGAAGCTCTCACGCCAGCAGCGATGCCTGAGCGAGCCGCAGAAGTAAAGAAACAAAGTTTCCTTAAGAAACTATTCAAACGCTGAGCTGCAAAGCTCGAGGGTTCGCCGGACATTGCCCTCTCCCGCCCGGCGGACCCTCACCCCAGTGTAAAGTGTACTTCACATGACAACAGCCTTAACTCCTTTCGATGACACTCCGGAGCCGGAGAAGCCCGAAATCCAAATCGACGAGCCGGTCAATATTCGCCCGGTGCTCGCTGATCTTGGCATTGACGAAGTAGAGCGAGGCATCTGCCAAGACACATACGAAAACCGTGCAATTCTCCGCCGGCACAAAATGAGCTGGGACTCTGTTTACGCATCCAACGGAGTGCCTACAGGTCTCATTCAGGCTCGCTCTCCGGAGATGGATAAAGCTCGCCGGCACCTTAGTCTCGCGGAGAAAAAACCAATTCTCGTTGATCCGGAGCGTCCGAACTCAGACTACCTCACCGGCTATGATCTCCTCGCAGAAAGCGCCACAGACTACCTTGTGCCTCCTTGGGTGCTGGGCGCAACCAAATCCTATATAAAAGAACAAGAAGACGGATCACCTCCTAAAGGCAAGCGTCAACCGGCAGCAATGCCAGTTCGTTGCCGTGCAGTTAAAGACGACGGCATTCGCTGTATGCTCTGGTCTTCAGGACGCGCGAAAGACGACGGTTACTGCCGGGTACATCTTGGGAGCATTCAACGTAAACCCGGCGAAGATATCGAGCGCGCAAGATCTAAACTTGTTCAGGCAGCTCCTTACGCCGTTGATGTTCTCGAAGATCTGATGGAGAACGCAGCAAGCGAACCGATCCGCCTCAAAGCTTCAACAGAGATTCTTGATCGTGCCGGCGTTCGCGGCGGAATCGAGTTCGACGCAAACGTACACATCACAGACGGTCGCTCGCCAGCGCAGATCGTTGCCGAAAGACTTACGCGCTTAGCTTCTGGCGCAGCACAGATTACATCAATGCTGAACGAAGCTGGGATTGAACTCCCAACCAAAGACGATAGCGACATCGAAGATGCTGAAATCGTTGAGAAAGAATAGTATAATAATGACCGCGGAGAAAATTAAGCAACTCGCAGAGGAGCTTGCAGGGCGTCTAAAAGATGACATTCATAAAGCAGGAAATCGAGAGTCGCACATTCGAGCATCAGCGCGCGCGAATGAAGCCGATCTTCTTCTACAAGGTCTGAATCAAATGTTTGATTCTTCTACAATTCAGGATGACGATAATGACAATATTCAAGAAAACTAAATCAAACCTCAATCCTGACCGTGACCGCTTCCTCGAGACGGTCCGATCACATCTCGGCTACAAAACTCGACCTTCCGGCCTGAGCGAGTTTGCAGTGCAGACGGGCTACAAAGGCGAGGCTATTCCTTGGTCCGGTGCGTTTCTAGATGTCTGCGCTCGTGATTCAAATGTATTCATGCCGGCATGCATTTACACACCGTCCGGCCTGGCGGAGTTTTCTGCAGACGGACGGGTTGTTTCTACACCCGAACCAGGCGACATTGTTTTTTACTCGTTCCCGACGGCTGAACAATTTGGGATGCCCCATTGCGGCGTGGTAGCCAGCGCAGACGAGTTCGAGCAGACGGGCATGTTTTCTGCGATCGAAGCTCAAGTCAATTCAGGCCTGCCGAAGGCGTCACAAAGCAAGACGGGCATCTTTGAGAGAGTTCGCTGGAAATACGAAGTTATTGCGTTTGTTCGTCCAGATTTTTCACGCAGGCCTGCTATAGAAAAACAAAAAGAGCAGACGGACAAGGTTTTGATCAAGCTCCGAAGCGTGCAGCCTGGTAGGCAGAACTCGAGCGTGCAGACGGTACAGAAAGCTCTGGCTCAAGTTGCCGGCTTGAAAAATGAAAACCCGACTGTGTTTGACGAAGCAACTCAGCTCGCGTACTCGAGGTGGCAGCGACAGATTGGTTTCGTGTACCCTGACTGTACTGGAGTACCGGATCGAGCAAGCTTGAGATTACTGGGAAAAATTTCCGGAATGTTCAGTGCAGATTCTGAAAACTAAAGCTGATATAATGTAACTAACCTCACTACATAAGGAGACACAATGACAGTAGTAAATAAGCGCACTCGCGTTAACAGCCAAGAAAAGACACGCAACGCAGTCCTTGCGACGCTAAAGCTTTCAGATCAGCCTTTGGTACTTAATGAAGTCCAAGCTCTTCTCGCAATGCGCGGCGTATCACTTCACGTAACATACGTTAGTGAAATTCTTAAGCAGCTTATTCAAGCCGGCAAAATTTCCCAGCGGAATGAAACGCCAGCCGAGCGAGTTGTTCGTTTCGGCAGACACGAGCCACGCGGCGCACATTTTAAAGCAGTGTACTTCTGGGGCGAGCCTGGCAAAGTTCCAGCACGCACAAAAGTAAGCAACATACACATGACGGGTCGGATAGCAAAAAAGACACGCAGGCCTGCTAAGGCAGCTCGAGTGCAGACGGGCACTAAAATCACTGCCCGCGAAAACTTGAGTCTTATGACGCGTGTTGCTGAGCTTGAAGCTCAGATTGCTGAGATGCGCAAAATTATTGGCTAGCGAACGCAGGCCTGCCAGGGAGCTTCCAAAAGCAGACGGACAGCCTGCTAGGGGGCTCCCTAAAAGCAGACGGGTCGCTCTTGAGTTGTGATAACGTGAACACGTGATTCATCTTGCGCTGTACGTTGTTGAGGACGTCGAGGACGCTGCGCTCGCAGAGCGAAACGAGATCTTCGAGTTTGTCATTGATGGATCAGAATGCGAAAACTGCGGAATGGTGATTGGCCCATCGCTTGATGCATTCTTCCCATGCGTTGTGATCGTTGATACAGACGAAAAACTCGATGTTGATAGCTGGGCAATTTGCCTAGACTGTGCTGCACCTTTGATGTATCCCAATGAATGGGTTCTCAACCTCGAGCTGTAGAGTACAAAACTAAAGTTGTTATAATGATTCCATGCAGCCAAACATTAATCATCACGCCAACATTCATACAACGCTCGTTACACCTGCGAAGTCTTTCACATGTGACATCGAAGGCGAATTCCGAGTAGTCTGCACCTGCGGAGTGCTCGGCAAGAACGTCGTCTTTGCCAGCAAAGATCTCGCAGAAACTGCGGCGGCACAGCACCGTGAATTCGGTGTAAAACTAAAGTCGTTATAATAGCTTCCATGGGACTTCTCCAAGCATACGCTATCTACAAATACGGCAAAAGCCGGCAGAAGAAGCGTCAACGTTTAGAAGAAGAGTACTGGGAAGAGATCTGCGATCTCTGTGGCTTCGCTCGTGCACAGCACGCTCGCGACGCTCAAGAGACGTGCCCAACCTACAGCTAAAACTAAAGTTGTTATAATGATCTCATGCCGCAAGGCACAACCTACAAAAAACGAAAGGACAATCCAATGAGAAAACTCACTACTATCGAGGTGCATGGCGCTAAGATCGAGATCATGCCACGCGTCTACAGCGTTCACGATCGACGCTCCGCGTACTCACAAGCTCCACGAATGTACGTCAGCGTTGCAGACGAGACTTTGTTTGACAACCTTGCCAATCGCAAGCGTCGTCCTTATAACGTCTACAAGACACTGATTCACGCGAGTGGCATCTCTGAGATTCTCGATCTCAGCCGCTTGAGCTGGTCCCAATACGCTGGGTGCACCTGCCCCTGCTCGCCGGGATTCATTCTCAATCGTCAAACACTCCGGTTCGAAGACGAAGTCTTTTTGAACTTTGATGTTTGGGTGACTCTCGAGTCTGCTCCTTCAGTTGATGAGCGAAAGGCGCCCCGCGTTCTCGCGGGCGTCTAAGCTCAAAACTAAAGTTTATATAATAATCTCACCAACCTACGAAAGGACATATCATGTCAACAGCAACTTCAATCGACTCTCACGTCAGAGTCAAGGGCATCACTCCCAATGTGAAAATTATTGACTGGGGCAGTCGCATTACGCTTCGCATCGAAGTCGGCGATGCCAGCATGACCTGGTACCTCAACCCGCTCACAGACGAAGCAATTGGTGACTACACTCAGCGTGTCATCGACGCGCTCGGTGAAGTCAAAATTGACTTGGCCTCCGCCGAAAACTAAAATTGTTATAATCATTTCACCAACTACAAAAGGACAACCTACAATGTTTCAACACGCAACAATCACACACCGAGATCGCAAAGTCACGATGGCGTTCGATGGCCCAGTGCTCCCACAAGAAAAGGACGACATTGACGTCTGGCACGAGCGTGTCAAGGTGTCATGCTCACACAACAAAGACAAGAAAGTCTACGAGGCGCATGTGTCTTGGTGCAAGGCATCACAACGTAATGGCTTCGCAATGGAGCAGACTGCGATCTTTACTGATCCGCACATTCTGATCTCTCGTGAGCCTGCGGCTCGCTTCAATGAAAACAAATTTGCAACTTTTTGTGCGCAGGTTCGATTGCTTTGCGCAGCTGCAGCAGCAGATCAGAATAATGTCAGCGCCGCAGCTGAACTCCTGCGTAAGGCAGAGAGCTACAACCTCGTGAAAAACTAAAGTTGTTATAATAATTCCATAACGAAAGGACAAAATGAGCTATCAATTTATTTATGACGAAGAAGCGGTAATCCAAGACGCTGACATCGAAATGGCGCACGCCATCGCGCGAGGCAACTACCTTGCGGCCCTCGAGCGTCGCGGCATCTGCGTGCACGATAGCGTCGTGGGCGTTTCCGCCACAGGCGAGATCTTCTACCCTGGACAGGTCGGCCTTGTTGGTGACCAGCAGCGATGCCAGGGCTGTGGAGTAGTTTTCGAAAGCTTCGAAGACTGGTGCGACACAACCAGGAATCTCTAAGCGGTGAGGTCTGCCGGCACCGAAATGGTGTCGGCGTGGCCCGCCTGAAAACTAAAGTTGTTATAATGATCTTACACCTACTACAAAAGGACAAAAAATGACACACGCACTTGACGAAGTTATCTTCGAAAGCAAACTCACAGTCGGCGGTCTCGTCGACCTTATCAACTACATGGGCGACGACTCCGAAGACGTCATCATTCCTGAAGACCTTCGCATGATTCTTGAGACACGTCTCTCAAACGCGGTACTTCAAGAAGTCTCAAGCTTTATCGAAGACTACTTCTAAACTAATACCTAATACACACAAATACGTACAGCAAAAGGACAAAATAATGGAAACAGCAAATAAAAAATACGTGGTAATTCACCTTCGCATAGACCAACAAATACCAGAAGACAAAGTTGACGAAACTATCAATCAATACATCGACGTACTTTCGCGCGCCGGTGGCGATTTGACGTGGAACTGTTGTGACTGGGACACGTTCGACGTCTAAAAACTAAAGTTGTTATAATAATCTTACACCCACTACGAAAGGACACATCATGGGAGACAGAGCAGTAATCGGATTCCAAAAGAGCAAGGAAGACATTCCAGTCTTTCTTTATGCACACTGGGGCGGCAGCGACAGATACGTCGATGCGCAGCGCGCAGTCGAGGCAGCACGTCCTCGCTGGGACGACCCAGCCTACGCAACCCGGATTGGAATCTCGCAAATTGTCGAGAACTACTGGGCTGAGGAAACTGGGTTCGGAATCAGCGCCGGACACGACTCATTCGCACAGCCAGACTATGACGATGTCATTCTGATTAGCTGGGACGAGCGAGAGGTCTATGTCGTAAGTGCAGGCGACTCGCAGCACGTCACAGCGACGTTTTCATTCGAGCAGTTTACAACTATGCTCGCGATGAATTGAAAACTAAAGTTGTTATAATAATCTTATCAACCTAACCCGAAAGGACACATCATGGCCACCATGACAAAAACCACAACGACAGTTTCAACAGAGACTTTCACCGTACTAGACCCTTCAGCAGAAGCGCTGATTGCTCAGTTCAATGACGCGAAAGCCGCGATCAAAGCAGCTGAAGCACTGAAGCAAGAAGCTGAAGCCAAGCTTCGTGAAATGCTCGCCGGGCAAGACGTCGGCGTAATCAATGGCGTCGAGCGCGTAAAAGTTCAGCATCGCAATCTGACCAAGGTCGATCGTGAAATGCTGAAGCTCGCGTTCCCTGAAGCGCACGAAGCAACGCTAGTCGTCTCGAGTTACACAGTTCTTCAAACGAAGTAACTCGAGCAAGAACTGGGTGGCCAGCCCTTGGCCAGGATATTACAAGGGCTGGCTAGCCGCAGCGGTGCGAGTTGTCTCGCTAAGTAAGGCACCTGCCACGCCAAGAGCATATCCTTCGGGGTCACTGCCAAGTCGCAAGCGCAGATCGTTAGCAGCCGCTGAAACTCGCAAAACTAAAGTTGTTATAATGACAACATAACCTACCACAAAGGACAACCTACAAAATGACAAACAAACAAAAAAACTCATCATCTTTTGGATTCTCGGTGCATCTCGAGTTTAGAAAAGTTACTGGCTCAGTGACGCGGGTTCGGAGACTTCGTCTCGTGCGCTTTAGCTCACTCAGGTTGCCAAGACTGCGCGGCTCCAATGCTGCTACCAGTCTTGTGTAGCAAGAATCTAAAACTAAAGTTTGTATAATAGCTACTACCAACCTATAAAAGGACAACCTACAAAATGACAACCACAAATTCTTCAACCACAATCGCCGGCAATGCGATTTACCTCGAGCTTGCTAAGCCAAACATAACAACTCAGATGCTTATCATGCCGGAAGGCACATCGTCTTCTCACAAGACAGTACCAATGACAGTCTATCGTCGCCGAATTACAGCACATGCTCCTCGTAGGACATGGAAAGCTGTAAGTGCGCCGACCACTGCTCGTCACCTTATTTCTTCAGCTCTTGACACAGAGCCAGCAGTCGCAATAAATGCAGTGCTTACTCCACTTCATCCGCTGTTTCGCTCAGTCGCGGCTAACGAGTACGTTCTCTGTAGACAACCAATCTACGTAGAAGTCACTCCTGAAGACTTGGAGCTGTGCATTACTGCAAAGACTCCATACAAAGTTCTCGGAAGAGTGATGAAAGTTCGCAAGTCTCTTGGATTCCCCAAAGAGATTATCCACGAACTATTGCCGCCAACTCCAGCCGCAACTTCAACTTTCTAAAGTTGTTATAATAATTCCACAACCTACTATAAAAGGACACAAACACAATGTTAGTTAACCAACCTCTCTCCGCTGAAGCAGAAAAGATTCACGCAGGGCTATCGTCAGTTCTTGCTGACTTCGCTGCTCAATCATTTAGCTCTGAAGCTGCAGATAGAATGAACGCGTTAGTCAGCGATAGCGGGCGCGCAACAGTTCGTAAAGCAGCAGAAAAGAAAAAGATTGCAATGGTAGAAACAGAAGCTCTTACTGGTGAATCACAATACTCTCGGCCAAATGGCGAAAAGTATTACTCGCGTGCATGGGGCGAGCACAACGATGTGCAAGTACTTCTCAATGCTCGAAGCATCAATGCGTATGTACTTCTGTACGGTGCGCCTGGCTGCGGAAAGACTGCAGCTATAGAAGCTGCGTTCGCCGATCAGCCCGGTGGCTTGTACACAGTGCTTGGCTCTGGAGATACTGAAGTATCCGACCTCGTTGGTGGGTACGTCCAGACACCCAGTGGTGGATTCCTCTGGGAGGATGGACCTCTTGTCAAGGCAGCTGAAAAAGGCGGAGTGCTTCTCATTGACGAAGTCGGTCTCATCGATCCCAAGGTTCTGTCAATCGTGTACGGCCTCATGGATGGTCGCCGTGAGTACACAGTCACAGCGAACCCAGAACGCGGAACTGTCAAAGCAGCAGATGGGTTCTACGTTATTGCGGCAACGAACCCGAACGCGCCAGGAGTACGCTTATCTGAAGCGTTGCTTTCTCGCTTTGCGATTCACGCTGAAATGACTACAGACTGGGCGCTGGCTCGCAAGCTTGGCTGCCCAGTCCCTGTTGTTACTGCAGCGCAGAATCTCAGCAAGAAGCAGCAATCTGCAGAAGTGTCCTGGGCGCCACAAATGCGTGAGCTTCTCGCATTCCGAGATCTTTCCAAGACGTTCGGCACAAAGTTTGCAATCGCAAACCTGCTGGCTGCTGCTCCAGAAATTGATCGGCCGGTCGTGGCAGATGTCTTCACCCGAGTCTTCGGTGAGGAATGCCGCCCAGCAAAGATCTAATGGTCTGCTCGGGGGTCAGCCTTGTAGGTTGGGCTGGCCCCTTTGAGCGAAAACTAAAGTTTATATAATGAACCTATACCCACATGAAAGGACAAACGACATGGGACACATCAAATACAAAAGCGAAACTCGCGCCGAAGCCACAGACCCAAGGTGGTATGGAGTTGGCTCGCAGATTGGGCAACTCGTCAACCTGCTCAGCGATCGCTCAGATCTTATTGCGTACGTCGGCCCAGGTGCCGGCGGTGCAGCACCAGCGTGCTACACTCCTGCTACAGCAGAAGTTGAAATCAACGTTGACGTCGCTTTCGGCAAGAACGTCAACCCAGTAGATATTGGCGACATCCGCGAGCGTGACACTCAGTTTATGTGGCCAAAAGCAACTGGAGCTATTTTCCATGAAGCACTTCATGCTCGCTACTCTACGTGGAACATTGCAAAAGCTGCAGATGAACTCGAGCAAGACGAATTCATGGCTTTGATTCTTCTTGAGGAAGGACGCATTGAAGCGTTCGGCGTTGGTCAGTTCCCAGAAAATTCTGGGTTTCTTCGCGCTGCTGCTCTCGAGATTGTGCTCGCAGATCTTTCAGAAGAATTTCTGACAGAGTCAGACACACAAATGGCAGCTCGTCTTGCGGCACTTACGCTTGCTCGAGTGGATGCCGGCAGTCTTGAAGACAGCGACTGCGCTTCTCTCGCTGAAACAGTCGAGAACAAGCTCGGTACAGAAAGACTAGAAGCGCTTCGTCAGATTTGGCTTGCGGTGCAAATGCACAGCAATCACTATGATGTTTCAGCTCTGTACCCACTTGCTCGCGAATGGGCGCGCATTGTAAAAGATGCAGCAGAAGAGAATGGCGATGCACAGCAAGGCGAAGGCGAGCCCGGTGGCATGTCAACACCTGGTGGCTCATCAGGCGGCCCAAGCGAGTTCATGAAAGACTTGCTTGACGCTCTTGAAGAAGCAGCAGGCAACGCAGTGATTGGAGCGTTCGACCAACTTAGCGAGCAGCAAGAAATTGAACAGTGGACTAAGGAAGCGAAAGATCGTGCAAGCGAAGCAAGACAAGAACAAGAGCACAAAGAAGTAGCAAGCGACGTTTTTGGCAAAGGCACTGGGCCAATGCCTGAAACTGACACACGCTCTACTAAAATTGTTTCTCGAGATGCAACGCCGGCTGAACGATCTGCAGCAGTCAAGATCGCGCAGATGCTCGACAAAGCAAAGTATCGCGAGCGCGACGAAATTGACATCAAGTCAGTTTTGCCGCCGGGACGCTTACGCACTCGTGCAGTCATGCAAGGCGCAGCTCTCAAGTCAAAAGGTGTTATGACCCAGACAGAGCCGTGGCGTCGCACAGTGCGCAAGCACACTGACGACCCAACGCTCAGCATTGGCGTCATGGTGGACATTAGCGGATCAATGGGCGAAGCGATGGAGCCAATGGCAACGACAGCGTGGGTCATGAGCGAAGCGGTGCGACGCATTCAAGGGCGTGCCGCAATGGTGTACTACGGTCAAGATGTTTTCCCAACATTGAAGCCTGGTCAGCACTTGACGCAAGTCGATGTCTACACAGCGCCTGACGGAACTGAAAAGTTCAACAAGGCGTTCATGGCGCTTAACGGTGGCATGAATCTGCTGCACGGCAGCGGTGCACGGTTGCTTGTCGTCGTGAGCGACGGGTGCTACACAAGCGCCGAACGAATTGCGGCGAAGCGATGGGTTGCTGAATGCTCGCGCAACGGCGTCGGTGTGCTATGGCTTACCTTTGACAACGGGTCGGATGTCAAGTCAATTACGAACGGCACCAATGCGGTTGTGTTGACGGGTCTGTCCAGTCCAGAGCTTGTAGCAATGGAGATCGGTTCGTCGGCCGCACGGGCGCTCTCAGTCGCTCAATAAAATCTTACTCCCGGGACAGCGTGTTACTTGTCCTTTCCGCGTCCCGGGAGTAACCTTCTCAAAGACTTCAGGCCTGCCCTAGGAGTACGTATGCAGACGGACATGCTTTTCAGCGTCAGGCCTGCCATAGGGCCAGACATGCAGACGGGCACGCTTTCTAAAGATTGTATAATAGAATTACAACCACAAACACAGGGGAGACACGATGGCAGCAAGACCAACGATCGACGATGCAGTAAACGCGCTACAGCAGATCGCAGAACTCGTACTTGAGCTCGGAATCGACGAAGTAGCGAAGCAGGCGAATCTAAAACCAAGACAAGTTCGCAAGTTCGTGAACGATGTGCTCACGTCTAAAAACTCTGAGATTCGACTAATCTCAGCAGCAGTCGCTTCTATGAAGGAGCTGAACAAAAACTAAAATTGTTATAATAGTCTCAGCAGCCCATGACGAAAGGACACATAATGGACAAGCCAAACATCACATCCACCTATATTCATCACGCAGATTTTGATGAGCCAGTTCCCTTGAATTACAGAGACCCGATCCATTACGCGATCAGCGTGCTCTGCCTTGAAGGCAAGGCTCCAGAGTTCAAGATTCTGGTGGGCCCCCAAGTCGTGCTCCCGCGCTAAGCGGGGCACAGCCCAAAACTAAAATTGTTATAATGATCTCACCAGCCAGCCACAAGGGCAGGCCCTAATAAATAGCCGTGAGAGGGCGCTCGGCGGACCTGACCTAAGGTCCAAACAAAATGCCCAATGGAATCAAAAACTAAAGATGTTATAATGAATTTATCAGCCACGATGGCTGGTAACGACGAAAGGACAAGTCAACATGAACAAGAAATGGTCACTCCTCAAGAGCAGCGACATCGGCCCAATGGGACGCGGTCAGAATGGCAAGAAAAAGGTGTACGAAGTCACCCTTGATGGCCAAACAGTCACCTTCGAATGGGGTATGGCTGAGATGACCCGCCGTCAGCGCCAGGTTCGCACCTTCAGCACCTCACAGGCCGCCATCAACGCGGCTTACGAAAAAGTGGGCGCAAAGCTGGATCGCGGATACTCGGTCGCCTACGCGGTCTAAGCGGTCAAGGAGCCGGGCCGGCGAGAGCCGGACCCGGCCCCGCCACTCCGCAAAACTAAAGATGTTATAATGATCTTGTACG